GAGAAGTGCTACCTGCTGAACGTGGTCAAGGCCGACAACGCCGCCGCGTAAGCAGCCCCTTCGACGGGCCGCCCCATTTCTTCCGGGGCGGCCCTTTTTCATGGGAGAATGGCGGAATTGGTTAGACGCGGGAGCCTTTTGAGCTTCTGGAGAGTCGCGCCCTCCATGCTGGTTCGAGCCCAGCTTCTCCCGCCAGCCCAATATAAGAGAGGTGTTTTTATGTTCAAGAACAGTATCGCATCGACACCATTAACTACGGATGCTGCGAATGCCTACTTCTCCAACGTCACCGGCCAGAGGTACGGCAATGATAACTCGTTCCTTGCAACGCTTCGTGCGTTGGTTGCACCTCGTATGAAAGAGGACGAGTTTATCACACTCAAGTTCGGTCGTTCGGACTATGACGCATCCACCATCAAAAGCGTACCAGGCGACCGGGCGGTTGACGCCATTTGCAGCAGCTATCGCCTGAACGATTCGGATGGCAACATCATCATCCATAACCTGGGGTGTGACGCTGAGAGCAACAAGGTGAACCTCCAAATTCTTGGCTCGTACTTTACGGGCCACTATACGGGGTATCACCGGCTCGAAAAGGTGAAGGAGTTCTACCGCAAGGCCATCAACGTGGACTGCTACATCAATCCCGAGCGCAAGAATGTCATCCTGTTTGTTGACAAGCTCGACAATAAAAAGCTGCACTATTTGCAGCAGTCCGTCCTGGCTATCCTGCCGTGGTACTTCGACCCGGAAAGCGGCGTTTCTGAGCTGGAGATGGAGCTGATTCATTCCCTGCGGGAAACCACGTCCGAAAAGTATGAGGCGTGTCTGGTTCGTGTGGCTGAGCAGTACGACTTCAAATCGGCGAGGATTCGCCAGTTGCTTGGCGGGTTTGAGACCCGCTTTGAGCAGATGGAGTGCGACCGTGTCCGCAGGGAAATCGACGATTACGACCGGCGTATCAGGAGCTTGAATGATGACATCGGCTGTATGCTCAGGGAGAGGAACGAAAGTTGCATCCGGCTTCTGGGCCTTGAGACGAAGATTGCCAACAGTGGCGAGGACTCCGAGATTATGGAATACTTCCTCTGTAACAACAAGCTGTACCTGGAGGAAGTGACCGACACAGATATGTACTTCTGTGTGAAGGACTACCTCGTCTACTTCGACAAGGAAATGGCTGAGGCTGCTATCAACAACCCGAACAGCTTCGTGTACCAAAATGGCCGCAACGGTGAGTATCGTGGTACATCGGCTGAGAAAATGAAGCGGCTGATGCGGGAAATCTTCATCGAGGAGATGCCGCGCTTGCGTATTAAGTTCTGTGCGGCCTACCGATTCAATCTGAATGGCAGTGTGGGTACGCAAAGCAGCCACTCCTTTGGCTATGAGTTTGCCGATGCCATGCCGAACACCCACATCGACCGGTTTGGGTGCCTGGGCGGCTATCAAAAAACCATCAACCAGTTGCTCCAAAAGCGGGATTATATCAGTGCGATTGAGCAGTGCATCGCTTCCTGTAAGAGCCTCAACTGGGGCGACAGTCCGGTCATGGGCGAGTTCATGAGAACTATGTGGGGCAGCAGCGAGTACCACTACAACAATCGCTGCATCGAGCTTCCTGATGGCCGTGTGGTAAAGCCTGCGGAGGCCATCAAGTGGCTGGAGGAACAGGATGGCGGTGAGGAAGATGGGCAGGAGCCGACACCGGTGCCGAGGGAGCAAGTGGCAGAACCCGCAGTCGAGGCAGCACAACCCGCACAGCAGACAAACGAAAACGAAGTCGAAGACTGGGCGTTCTAAGGGGAGATACGATATGAGTAAACCGATTAAAATGACACCCGAGTATCTGGAACAGTGCCGCTTGGAATTTGAAAAGGCGCTGTCTACCAGCAAGATGGCCGACGGCAAGATTACTTTCACGAAGGTGTTTACCACGGACGCCCGTAAGGCCACGGTTCACCTTTCGGCGTTGGCGTGGAATAAGATGACCGCCTTGCTTAGCGGGTTCGACAAGGAGGTCGCATGGCACGGCGTCGCTTTTCGTGGTGATGACGAGAGCAAGGACGAGTACATCATTGAGGATATCGTGGTGTACCCGCAGGAGGTTACCGGTGCCACCGTCGAGATGGACACAGAGAAGTACGCTCTGTGGTTAATGGAGAACGATGAGGACGAGCGGTTCCAAAACCTCAATATGCAGGGCCACTCTCATGTGAACATGGGGGTTACGCCATCCAGCGTTGACCTCACCCATCAGGAGGAAATCCTCAATATGTTGGGCGACGATGACTTCTACATTTTTATGATTTGGAACAAGTCGCTCACCAGCAACACTAAAATCTACGACATGAAAAAGAATATCCTGTTTGAGAACGCCGATGTGTCTGTAACCTACGAACCCGATGACATCGATGATTTCGTCGATGCGGCCAAGAAGATGGTTACGACCAAGGTAGCTACATACGGCTCTTACAACAAAACGGGCAGCACCGCATACAACCCACTGGCGGGTCAGAACACCACGTCCATCACGCCTCCGAAGGATAAGGATAAGGGCAAGAAGGATGGTAAGGGCGGCAAGGATGGGGAGAAACCCCGAACTAAGATTGGCGCTGGTTGGCAGGGCGTGAGCGGAACCCAAACTTCGCTGTACGATGGTGCCAAGCAGGAGCAGGATAACGAAGACGAAGAGTGGGAGCGGCTGTACGGCGGCTTCGGCTACGGTTCGAGTGGAGCATGGAGGGGATAATATGGATTTGTCAAAAAGCTACGAATACTTCCAGCCTGAGAAGCTGACCGACCGAGTTCACATCATTGGGTGTGGTTCGGTCGGCTCAACTGTGGCTGAGAACCTCGCCCGCAGCGGCGTGACCAAGTTCGCACTGTGGGACTTCGATACGGTTGAGCCCCACAATCTGGCCAATCAGATGTTCCGCCAGAAGGACATCGGCAAGCCGAAGGTCGATGCGCTCCTGGATATCCTCTGTGATATCAACGAGGAGGTCAAGGACGACACCAAGCTCCAGCCGGAAGGCTGGAAGGGTCAGCAGCTCTCCGGCTTTGTGTTCCTGTGTGTGGACAACATTGACCTGCGCCGGGAGATTGTGACACAGCACATGGACAGCCCTTACATCAAGGCCATGTTCGACTTCCGTACCCGGCTGGAGGACGCCCAGCACTACGCCGCCGATTGGTCTGACTTCAAGATGAAGAAGGACTTCCTGGCGTCTATGAACTTCTCCCATGACGAGGCCAAGGAGGAGACGCCGGTGTCGGCCTGTAATGTCACCCTGTCCGTTTGCCCCACCGTCCGCATCGTTTGTGCGTATGGTGTGGCCAACTTCATGAACTTCTGGAATGGCAAACCGCTGAAGAAACTCATCCTGGCTGATGCGTTCAACTTCATGCTGGACGCCTTCTGATTGCTGACCTGATATGAGCCCCGGCCACTGTCGCCGGGGCTCTTTTGCAAAAAGATGTACCGAAGGGAGGTGCGTGTTACGGACACAACGATTGGCAAGCTGAAAATTGGTACGCCCTTGATTATGGGAAAGTATGGCGTGAATAGAGACAGACCTAAGCCAATTATTTGGTTGAAGGGTACTCCAAACGGTGATTTTATCACAAAAGATGCCATTGATTACCTGCCGTTCGATGCTAAGGAGCGTGAGAACACAGAGAACAATAACGCTCGAATAATGGGGAACAGTAGATACAGCGTCTCCAATCTTCTCCAGTTTCTCAACTGCGCTGAGGAATCGTGGTTCGCGCCCATGCACCAATTCGATGCCCCGCCCACCGTTATGAATGTCGATTGGAACCGAGGTCAGTACGACCAGCACTATGGATTCCTCTATTTCTTTGAAGAGTATGAGATTGCCGCATTAGAGCAGGACACACGGGTAGTTGATACTGATAATGTGGCGACTTTGGTGCGGCTCCCGTCGATTGCCGACATCCTTAGCCCCGACAGGTTCAAACTCTTTACCAAGAAGGGCGTTCGCCCGAAGGCGACCGAAGAATTGATTGGGAAACCGGGCGCTGAGTTTTACCTTGGTTCCTATGTTCCATTTTGGGTATCAGATTGGGGCCGTAACGGACACGCCGCATTCATCGACAGAGATGGCTCCGTAAAAGTCCAGTGGCCAACGGGAAATTGCGGAGTTCGCCCAGTCTGTACTATCAGCCCTGCTACCGCCGTAGTTCTTGGCGATGACGGGTTCCACTACATAAAGCCACAAGAAATCAAGCAGAACGTTTGTACTGACGAAGAGCTATACGCTTTCTTAGGTCTGGCACAGCCTTAAATGCGCCAATGAACTGTAACGAATATCCTTTCGGGGAGCTTCACGCCAAAGGCTGAAGTAACGAATTGTCAGAAAAGTGAGATACCCAGAGGCGAACGGGCCTGGCGCCCGCAGCAGGCCACCGCACCAGTGGAACTGGTCGATGAGCTCGCACTACCATCGGCAACCCGAACAAATGCAATTTCGCCACAGAAAATGACACCTTTCAGTGTCATTTTCCACCTGGATTTTCACACTTTTACCGACCTATTCAGACTTGGTCTCATCCGAGAGCTCATCACATCCCTGAGCCCAGTCGTCTGTTTCTGTGTAGGTTACAGCTCACACTCTTTTGCAAAGGGGGGTAATCAGGTTGGTATATATCACAGTCAGGCAATCACCCATCTATCATCAGATGACACTGGAGGAGTTCCTGTTTCAGAACTTCCAGGCACCTGCGGTTGTGAACGCAAACATGGCGAACACAAAGACATACGAATACGAATATGCAAGCGAACACTTTACAAGCAGTCTGGACGTTGACAGCCTCATCTACAAGTTGGAGCGGTACAACCAGTCGGTGGCCGCACTGCGGGAGAAAGACCGGCACTCTCTGTACGACAGCTTCCACATTCCCAAGAAGTCTGGTGGCTTGCGAAAGATTGACGCCCCACGCCCCGAACTGATGGATGCGCTCCGGCGGCTCAAGACAATCTTTGAGGAGGACTTTCACGCTCTGTACCATACTGCGGCCTTCGCATATGTGAAAAAGCGCTGCACGGTAGACGCGGTCAAGCGCCATCAGAAGAACAACAGTAAGTGGTTCGCCAAGCTCGACCTCCATAACTTCTTCGGCAGCACCACGCTGGACTTTGTGATGACAATGTTTTCCATGGTCTATCCATTCAGCGAGGTGGTTAAGGTTCCACACGGTCGGCAGGAGTTGAGGAATGCTCTTGAACTTGCCTTTTTGGACGGTGGACTCCCGCAGGGGACACCAATCTCTCCGCTCATCACAAATGTGATGATGATTCCTGTGGACTTCAAACTCTCCAAGGCGTTCCGAGAGTTCAATAAGCAACGGTACATCTACACTCGGTATGCGGATGATTTTATCATCTCGTCCAAGTATGACTTCGATGTCCATACCGTTGAGGATTTGGTTGTCCAAACGCTGAAGGATTTTGGTGCTCCGTTCTCAATCAATAACGCTAAGACTCGCTACGGCTCATCTGCTGGCCGGAACTGGAATCTTGGTGTTATGTTGAACAAAGACAACGAAATCACGATTGGCAACAAGAAAAAACGGCAGTTCCAGTCCATGCTGTACAACTACATAACGGATAAAAAGAATGGCGTCGAATGGAGCCGTGAAGACATACAAACTGTGCAGGGGCTCCATAGCTACTATCGCATGGTCGAGGAAAAGGCCATTGATGCAATCGTCAGCCATATCAACGACAAGATGAAGGTCGATGTGATGCGCCTCATCAAAGATGATTTAAGGTAATAAACAATCCTTGGCAGTTGGAGGTTAAACTGCCATTCCTGTAATGTATAGTCGTTCAACGACGCTCTACGCCAAAGGCTGGAGTATCACGAGGGTGGGAACTGGAGACACCTGCCAGGCACGCAGCAGGCACTGCGATGCGCCTCCAGAATGAGCCCACCGGAAAGCTTCCGACTCACGAACCCCAGCGAGTCTCCCAAACCCATTGTCCCACAATGCAGCAGAAAGTCCATTAGCCTCATACTTAACATTACTGGATGTCTCTTCGGCGACGACCGGTCTTCAGGATACAGGACTTTCCTATGTAGATTACAGGAAACAAACTTCATTTGCAATGTATAACATTCAGAAATGGATGTGCTCTACGCCAAAGGCTGGAGTTTCAACTTGATGAGAAGCACACCCTCCCCCGGAGGAGAAGGCGCCCGAGCTGGCCACGACAGCTACGCAGGTCGGCAGCCGTCATCACCACACACGAGATGTCCACACCCATTGCGAGACAATAGCACCCATGGAATTTCTTCCTTCTTCCGGACATCCGATTCATCTCAAGATTCGCATCTTGAGCTGCTTCCGCGCAGCAACCAGGGAGCTACTTCTATGCAGATTGCAAATGACGAACTAAGGAGAGATACCCAAGCTGGTTAAGGGGCAAGTTTGCTAAACTTGTAGGCCGAAAACGGTGCGTGGGTTCGAGCCCCACTCTCTCCGCCAGGTATGGAACCATTCAATCATGCGTCAAAGGGGAGCCTTTACAGTATGCTGGTGCCTGCACCGGAAACTGGTTATACGTTGGTTCGGCGGGACGCCGCTGCATGAGCGTACTTTATATTGGGGTGTAGCCAAGTGGTTAAGGCACGGGACTTTGACTCCCGCATTCGCTGGTTCGAGTCCAGCCACCCCAGCCATGTGCCGTTTTAAGCAAATTGTGTTTGGGTCAGAGAGGGGCTTCGTGTGCGCACCTTGTGGGGCCCCTCGTAAACAAATGTGCGGTAGGGCTTACCTCAAGCCCACAATATGCTGACGTAGCTTAACTGGTAGAGCGGGGCTTTCGTAAAGCTCAGGTTCCCGGTTCAACTCCGGGCGTCAGCTCCAGTAGGTTCTGTTGGTCATGCTCACGTTTGTGCGGTTAGCTCATCACTCAACTGCTATCTCTGTGAGAGACACAGCCGGGTGCACACGGAGTCTTACGGGCGCAGAATCCGCCGCTACGATGCGTCGCAGCGGTGTACGCTGGTGTAGCTCAATGGTAGAGCCACCCCTTTGTAAGGGGAGGGTTGCGGGTTCGAGCCCTGTCACCAGCTCCACCCTGTATTACAGGGTTTTTACCACGGTGTTGGACGTGTTGTCCAATTCATTTCCTTTCCTTTCTTTGCTCATGTTGTATGCGTGTGCCGCTAAGCATAATAGGTGATGCTTGCGGTGAAGGTGGTTCGATTCCGCCAGTGGTACACGTCGTAGCAACAAAGAACCGTACCTCCATATATCTGGGTGTAGCTCAGTTGGCAGAGCGCCTGTTTTGGGAACAGGAGGCCGTGGGTTCGAGACCCGCCACTCAGACCACTAACCTGTAGAGGAAGATTGATATGCTGTTGTATCATGGAACGTCCCAAACGTTCAACGAACCATGTTTGAGTAAGTGTAAGCCGCACCGAGATTTCGGTTGCGGCTTTTATCTTGCCCAAAACTACATAGACGCACTAACAATGGCAATCAAGAACTCCCGCACAGGGTTCGTCCAATCATATTTTCTGGACGACACAAGCGAATTGAACGTGCTCGAACTCGATGGATATTCCGAGGAATGGTTACAATTCGTTGTGCAATCAAGGCTTGGGCAAAAATCAAACTTCGATTTGGTGATTGGGAACATGGCAGGCGGAGGCCGGAATCTGAAAAGCAAGTTCTCAAAGTACCGCAGTTCTGGCACATCGGTCGAAGAAGTGATGGCGGCTATGCGTAATGAGCTGACCAACACCACACTTGGCGTCCAGTATGCGTTTCTGACGCCGAAAGCAGTATCAAAACTAAAACTATTGGATGTCGAAACGATTGAAGAGGAGGAATTGGCATGACCAGAGATGAATTTATCAATGGGGTCGATACCTGGTACGATTTGAGGGAGTTCTGCGACGAGCACGGCTGCTCGATTTGCGAGGACATCATCGATGATGACGACCGTGATGACGAAATCGACAGCGATGTCGAGGATGCTATCCGCAACGACCGTTGGTACGACATCAAGGGCTACCTGGAAGACATTCCAACAGGTTACAGCTACTATCGGCGTGACGGCAGGTTTGACTATGTGGGCATGGATGACAATGACTTCGAGGAATACAAGTCCGATGTCCTTGAGTGGGCTGACAATGAAGGCGATATCTGGGAGACAGACCCAGAGGACGAAGATGAGGACTATGATGTCTTCGAGGCGGAGCTTGAGGCCGATGCCGCCGCTTCCGCTGCTGCCGCCGAGGAAGAGCCTGGCCCCGAAGCCGAGGATTTCTCTGTCGGCGACCTGATGGGTATGTGCTGCGTTGCCTTCGTCACAATCAAGGAGGCCGATGCTCAGCGTGTCCAGGAAGAAGAGCAGAATCTTCAGCAGCTCTATCCGAAGGTCTTAAAGTAAGGTCACAACGCATTTGCGTTTTGATAAGCAGTACCCGTGTAGATTGACTGCACTTACATAGCAATAGCGGAAAATGGTGCAGTATCTTCTCGCCAAAGGCAGAAGAATAAACTTGGGTTCTTCGCTTTTTGAGTTCGCAATCCGACCAAACTAAATCATTTTCGGCGAAAATGATTTAGTTAGGCGGATTACTTCACCAAAAAGCGTCGCTCAGTGCACACGCCTCGCTGTCCTGTTATAAGCTTCGGCGTGCAGACGGGTATTTACGATGATTTGGGAACGGAGGTGGCACATGACTGAGAAGAATAAGAAAAAGCAAAATGCGAAAAAGATACACAATTTTTGGACGTGTGCCCGCCCCGTTACCCAGATTGTCCCCAACAAAAAAGCATATAACCGTAAGCGAAACAAAGATAACATCAACAAAGGGAGAGACAGCTCATGAAATGTCTGGTTGTAGTAGATATGCAGAACGATTTCATTGACGGTTCGCTGGGAACGGCGGAAGCCAAGGCCATCGTTGAGAATGTTGTTCAGAAAATCAACGGCTTTGACGGTCTGATTGCGGTCACGCAGGACACGCATCCGGCCAACTACCTTAAAACTCAGGAGGGGCACCTGCTTCCCGTCGAGCACTGCATCGAGGGAACTGATGGCTGGAAGCTGAACCCGGCGGTATATGATGCCATTGATAAGCGGCATGATTCCGGCACACCTGTCGAGTCGTTCTTCAAACCCACCTTCGGTTCTGTGCGGCTCAGTGAGTGGCTGGCAAACAAGGACTGCGGCGACCCCGTGGAGGAGGTTGTGCTGATTGGTCTCTGTACCGACATCTGTGTCGTTTCCAATGCCCTGCTGGTTAAGGCCGTTCTGCCGGAGGCCAAGGTTACGGTAGACGCCGCCTGTTGTGCTGGTGTAACGCCGGAGAGCCACGCTGCCGCACTCAAGACCATGCAGATGTGCCAGGTGAACGTTGAGAACTGGGAGGGATAAAAGATGATTTTGGTAAACGGAAAGCCTTTGACACCCACCCAGTTTCCCGACAACACATCATCCTTCCGCTTCGATGTAAACGAGAGTGTCAACAACCTGGAATGGGAGCGGTATGAAATTGAATGGCGCTATGACAGCGATACCGAGTGCATCCTGCTGTGGTATCTGGTGAATCATATCCGCTCTGTTGCGGGCTGTGACGCCATCATTTACCTCTACCTGCCCTATATTCCCAACGCCAGAATGGACAGAGTGAAGAACGAGGATGAGGTGTTCACACTGAAATGGTTTGCCAACTTCATCAACGAGCTTTGCTTCGAGCGGGTCGTTGTGCTTGACCCGCACTCCAACGTGGCGACGGCACTCATCAACAATGTGCTTGTCAATCAGCCGGATGGACTCATCCAAGAGGCAATCGACGCCATCGGCGCAGATGACCTCCTGCTTTGCTACCCGGACGAGGGTGCTGCCAAGCGATATTCCGAGCTGATGAAGGCCGAGTATATCTTTGGCATCAAACACCGGGATTGGCGTTCTGGCAAGATTGAACGGTTGGAGTTGACCACACCTGAGAAGGTGGCGGGTCATACAGTCCTGATTGTGGATGATATCTGCTCCCGTGGCGGCACATTCACGCATACGGCCACCGCATTGAGGGAGGCCGGGGCCAAGGCGATTTACCTGTATGTCACGCACTGTGAGAGCACCATCTTCAAGGGTTCTGTGTTGACGGATGGTATGATTCAGCACGTTTTTACAACCAACAGCATCTATCGTGGCGAGCACGAGATGGTGACTGTGTTAGAGTAACTGCGGAGGAGGGTGTATTATGTCCGCAAATTTCGATGCAAGCAAAATGTATACATATCTCAAAGGGTATGCAATGGGATTGGAGTGGCATGATACACTCGAAGCCCTTTCGTTTGCCAGGGTCGCACATAAAGACCAACGCCGCAAAAGCGGCGAACCGTATATTGTCCATCCTTTGACGGTTGCAAGCCATGCGGTGGCACTTGGAATTAAGGAGGATACAATCGTTGCGGCAGCAATTCTTCACGATGTTGTTGAGGATTGCGGTGTCAAAGCGGAGAATCTTCCTGTTTCTATGGACACGAGAGATGCGGTTCGCAGGCTCACGCATATCAAGGGCGAGCCTCTCGGCCCGTATTACCGTGAAATTGGAGAGAACAGGGCCGCATCTATTGTAAAATTGTTGGATAGATGCGATAATGTATCTACCATGGCGGGCGTTTTTTCAGTAGAAAAGGTCGCACAGTACATCGGTGAAACGCGGCAGTTTGTTCTTCCGCTGTTGCGGGAGACAAAAGACAAGTGGCCAAATGACTCGAACGCACTCTTCGTGTTGAAATATCACATTATGTCGGTTATTGATGGCCTTGAGGTCTGCCTGCAAGTAAAGAATGAGGTGGGTACAAATGCTTGAACTCCAAGGAAAATTCGCAACCGCAAAAGTTTTCACTGATGTGGTTGATAACGAATCCATTTCGCAGGTCATCAATCTCCTGAACCAGCCATATGCGGAAGGTGCCCATGTCCGCATGATGCCCGACATCCACGCTGGGGCAGGATGTACCATTGGCACTACCATGACTATTAAGGACAAGATTTGCCCGAACCTTGTGGGTGTGGACATCGGTTGTGGTATGGAGACAATCAAAATCAAGGAAGACCACATCGAGCCGCAGAAACTGGATACCGTCATCCGTGATGGCATCCCTTCCGGGTTTTCTATCCGGGATAAGGCTCATCGGTTCTCCTCCGAGATTGACTTGGCCGAGCTGTATTGTGCCAAGCAGGTCAACATTGACCGTGCGCTGTGTAGCATTGGGACTTTGGGCGGCGGCAACCATTTCATCGAAGCGGACAAGGATGATGATGGTAACATCTATATCGTCGTCCACTCCGGCAGTCGGCATCTGGGGCTACAGATTGCCAACTACTATCAGGAGGCCGCATACAAAGCACTCACCAGTTACAGCCAGGAGGAAATCGATGCTGTTATTACCCAACTCAAAGCAGAGGGGCGGCAAAAGGAAATCCAAAAGGCTTTGAAGCAGCTCAAGTCGAAGCATAGCCCGGTTCCGAAGCCGCTGGCCTATGTTGAGGGAGAGCTGTTTGACCAGTATATCCACGACATGAAGATTGCCCAGCAGTATGCTGAACTCAACCGCCGGGCAATGATGGATGTGATTGTGAAGGGCATGGGTTTCCATGTTGTCGAGCAGTTTACCACCATCCACAACTACATTGATGTGGACAACATGATTCTTCGGAAGGGTGCTGTGTCCGCTCGGGCTGGGGAACGTCTGCTCATCCCCATCAACATGAGAGATGGTAGCCTGATTTGCACCGGCAAAGGGAACGAGGACTGGAACTGTTCTGCGCCCCATGGCGCTGGACGCCTGATGAGCCGGAGCGCTGCAAAGGAGACCTTCACAGTTTCCGAGTTTAAGAAGCAGATGGACGGTATCTATACCACATCTGTTGGCCGCAGCACTCTTGATGAGTGCCCGATGGCCTACAAGAACATGGCCGATATCGTGGACAACATCGACCCGACGGCGGAGATTAACGCAATCATCAAGCCAATCTACAATTTCAAAGCAGGTGATGACGAATGAGTGGCTTCGACTGGCGGGGCTATTTAATGTTCTGTGCATACATCTGTTTCCTTATTGGCTATACCATCTTCGTCGGCAAACAATTAACAAAGAGGTGGAAGTAACATGATTCACTACAATCCTTTGCTCTGCCTGGATTTCTACAAGACGGCCCACGCAGAGCAGTATCCGCAGACTTTGACCAAGATGGTCTCCTACTATACACCACGCATGACTCGGCTTGGCGATACCGACAAGGTGACGATGTTCGGTCTCCAGGCATTCATCAAGGAATATCTCAGAGACTCATTTGACATCTGTTTCTTCCAAGAGGACTGGGAGGATGTTTTGGATGACTACAAGCGTGTTCTCAACGCTACCATCAACACCGATGGCGTCGGTGTCCAGCGGCTGAAAGCTCTGCACGACCTCGGCTATCTGCCTTTGGAGATTAGGGCTGTGCCGGAAGGTGTTCGCACTAATATCAAAGTACCGCAAATCGAAATCTCCAATACCCACCCGGATTTCGTGTGGCTGGTCAACTCCATCGAGACCATGCTTTCCTGCACTATGTGGCACACCCAGGTTTCCGCTGAGGTGGGTTATCGCTACCGTCAAATCGTCAATGAGTACGCCGAGCGCACCTGTGATGACAGTGTGGTTCGGGCACGGCTCCTTGGCGATTTTTCTATGCGCGGTCAGGAGAGTGTAGAGAGCGCCACCAAGAGCTCCGCCGCTTTCTGCCTCAGTTTCCTGAACACGGCCACCGTACCCGCTATTCTTTGGCTGGAGGATAACTACGACTGCGACTGTGTGCATGAGCCAGTTGCATATGGTGCTCTGTCCACCGAACACAGCGTTATGTGCTCCAACTTTGCCATTGATGGCGATGAGATTACCCATATTCGCCGTCTGCTGACTGAAATCTATCCACACCAGAGCTTCTCTATGGTCAGCGACAGTTATGACTACTGGAATCTGGTGGACAATATCCTGCCGCAACTCAAGGATGAGATTCTGGCGCATGACGGGTGCATCTCCATCCGTGGCGACAGCGGTGACCCGGTTCAGGTTGTGACCGAGACCGTGTTCCGCCTGTGGGATATCTTTGGCGGCACTGTGAACAGTAAGGGGTTCAAGGTTTTGGACTCTCATGTCAAGGCGCTGTATGGCGACAGCATCACGCCGCAGCGTTGCCAGCAGGTCTATCAGATTCTGGAGGACAATGGGTTTGCTATCAACAACGTGGCGCTGGGTGTCGGTTCCTTCTCTATGCAATGTCTTGAGACAATGGACGCTGAACAGAAGTCCTATGCTCCATATACCCGTGATACCTTCGGTATCGCCGTGAAGGCAACCTATGCAGAGGACGCTGACGGCAAACCCATCATGATTTTCAAGAACCCCAAAACCGACACCGGCCATTTTAAGAAATCCCAGCGTGGCTGTTGCCGTGTGGTCAAGGACGGCGACAACTACACATATGAGGATGGCCTGACTTGGGCCGAGGCTCAGGAGAACAATGAGCTTCAGACCGTGTTCAAGAATGGTGATATCATCAAGAGGTTTACGCTGGATGAAGTGCGTCAGAACCTCCATGGAGGCCAGTTCTGATGGCGGTCAAAGTCATTGATGGCGACCTGTTCCAAACAACCGCTCCTACCATCTGCCACCAGGTAAATTGCCGTGGCAAGATGGGGAGCGGTGTTGCAAAACAAATCCGTGAGCTGTACCCATTGGCGTATGAGCGCTATCGGCTTGCTTACAATCGAGAGAAGAGCAACCCGAGTGGGTTGCTTGGCCGCATCCAGCACGTCTGCTGCAAGGACGAGCGAACCGAGACTGGTTTGAGAACCATCGTCAATATGTTCGCTCAAGACAGGTACGGATATGATGGTCAATGCTACACGGACTATAAGGCTTTTGAATACTGCCTTGAAAAGCTCAAACACATTGTTCCTGCCGGTTCTGCGATTGCCATGCCATATAAGATTGGCTGCGGTCTCGCTGGTGGAGACTGGAATATCGTGTATGCTCTAATTGACCGAGTTCTCGGCCAGCAGTACACGGTGGAACTTTGGAGAAAAGAGGGATAGCTATGCTGTATAACCCTGAGAAAATAAAAAACGACCTTGTCCAGTGGATTAGGGACTACTTCGCCGAGAACGGCCCAAGGTGCAGCGCTGTCGTGGGTATTTCTGGCGGCAAAGACAGCACCATCGTCGCCGCCTTGTGCGTCGAAGCGCTTGGCAAAGACCGGGTGGTCGGCGTCCTTATGCCGAACACAGAGCAAAATGACATCCTGGACAGCTACAAGCTGGTGGAACACCTTGGCATCGAGTACAAGTTTGTAAACATCGGCGAGTCCGTCAATGCGCTGCTTCTTCGCCTGGAGGAGGTTGCGCAGGTAAGTGAGCAGACAAGGGTGAATCTCCCGGCCAGAATCCGCATGGCAACACTGTATGCCATCGCCCAATCTCTGCCTAACGGCGGTCGTGTTGCCAATACCTGCAACAGGTCTGAGGATTTTGTAGGTTACTCCACCAAGTTTGGTGACAGTGCTGGCGACTTCAGCCCACTTGCCAATCTTATGGTAGATGAGGTAAAGCAGATTGGGCATGAGCTTTCACTGCCCGCCGACCTGGTTGATAAGATGCCGTCCGATGGCCTATGCGGTAAGACCGACGAGGACAATCTTGGTTTTACATACGCACAACTCGATACCTACATCAATTTTGGGTCATGCGGTGATGAGGAAATTGACCGCAAAATTGCGGCCATGCACAAGTGCAACCTTCACAAGCTGGAGCCCATGCCCTCCTTCCGTGGTTGGAGATGACAAAGGAGGTGGCCATGTTAAACGCTATCACAGCGATTACGGCCTTGCAAGGTGTATCCAGCACATTAAAAAAGCAAGAGGTTTTGCGGGAGTTCAGCGGTAACAAGGACTTCCGCAAACTTTTGTATTACGCACTCAATCCCATGCTTACCTACAAGATTTCAGAGCAGACGCTGCGCCGTCCAGTGCGGTATGACCCAGCTATCACCTTGACTATGTGCGACATCTACGATATTTGCGAAACGCTGTCAAAGCGGAAGGCATTGGATGATGCAACAGTCTATCAGGTGTGTGCTTTTGTGCAGGCGTGCCCACCAGAGATTACGGAGTTTTACACGAAGCTGCTCAGCAAAACCCTGCGGCTGGGTGTTACTGCAAAGACGGTCAACAAAGTCATTCCGGGACTGATACCTGAATGGGAAGTCCAACAGGCGTATCCGATTGAAAAGCATCCGTTCCAGAATGGTACATGGTTTACCTTGACACAGAAGCTCAACGGTGTTCGGGCCACCTTCTACAAAGGAAAGCTAATTGCAAGAAGCGGCCTGCCCTATGAAGGTTTGGAACATATCACGAGCGTGCTTGAGCGAGCCGAGTTTGACGGTCTTGTTTTTGATGGTGAGCTCACACTTCTGGATAAGGGAGACCTGAGCGACAACGAGGCTTTCCGAAAGGCGACTGGCATCATCAACTCGGACGACGCCGATAAAACCGGCATTTGTTACACGATTTTTGATGTCATTCGTGAGGAGGACTTCAACAACGGAGAAGTAGGAATGACATATAGTGCACGCCGAACGGCAATGGAAACTATCACCGTTCTTCTCTCCGGCACCGAGTGTATCGACGTTCTTCCTGTTCTTTACATGGGTACTGACCAGTCCAAGATAGGTGAATTGCTGAAACGGATGGTCAGTGAGGACAAAGAGGGTCTGATTGTGAACCTGGATGTCCCGTATAAGCGTAAGCGGCACAGCGGCATCCTAAAGGTCAAGGAGTTCTACACAATGGACTTGCCCATCATCGAGTGCGAGGAAGGCAGTGGCCGACTGGTTGGCACTCTTGGGGCCTTTGTTCTCAACTACAAGGGGAACGAGGTTCGTGTCGGCTCTGGATTCACAGACAAGCAACGAGATGCGTATTGGCGGCGCAGAGAGGAACTTGCTGGGGTTCTCTGCGAGGTCAAGTATAAAGAAATCTCCAGCGACAAGAACACCGGGGCAGAAAGTCTGCAATTCCCGGTGTTTCTTTCATTACGCACAGATAAGGAAGATGTAAGCTATGGCTAAGTACAAAGTGACGTGTTGCAAGCACGGCGAGGTCGTGGTCGAGGCCGACAGCGCTGAGAGCGCCGAGGAGATTGCTCAGGCTCTCCCCGACAGCGCCTATAGCTGGCTCAGTGCCGAAGACCACGAGGCAGCGGAAAAGGTTAGCGAGTAAATAGCGGCGAAAGGAGGTTCCACTGTGCCAAAGAAGAGACAAAAACCACAGTTTTCGCCGCACATCAGCGAGTTTTGCAAGTTGATGGAGAATGCGCAGAAGGACTATGTGTGGAACTATGAACAGGTCGGTCGCTTAGACAGGCTGACACAGGACTACCTCCACAAGCTGGAACTTGAAAACCTCGACTACAGAGAGCGGGCCAAGGTCGCCACCGCCCTTGCAAATTGCAGACGACAGCGTAGAGCCTGCAAGGATACGGTGGAGGTCTTGGAGCCTCTCGTCCAATTTCTTGAAAGCGACAAAGGCAAAAACCTTTTCAACCTTGTACGCGAGGTGCTCGGAAAGACTCGTAAGACTGAAGAGCGCATGGAAACCCGTACATATGTACCAAGAGTTTTAGGTCAGGAGGGAGCTACATGAACATTCCAAGAAGGTCACTACATACTCCATCGGCATCGAGCAGTCCTATTTGACCGCCGAGGACAAAGGTGACTCCAAGGAAGACGAGAGCTTCAGCATTCCTACGTCCGACGGTAAGACCGTTCGTGTGAACCTTGAGTTCTCCTATCGGTTTGATGAGGCCCGTGTTGCCGAGACGTTTGTTACCTTTAAGGGTAAGTCCGGCGAGACCATCAAGGACACCTTCATCAAGCCCAAGGTCATCGCTTGGACGCAGGAGGTTTCTGCCAACTACCCCGTTACGGACATCTTCGGTGATAAGCGTACCGTTATCAACGCTGAGCTGGACACCTATCTGCGTCAGAAGTTTGATGTGTACGGTATTATCATCGATACCGTGAACTTCACTGACATCTCCGTTGATGCAGAAACTGCTGCGGCTATTCAGAAGAAGGTTACTGCTCAGCAGGAGCTTGAGCTTGCCAACATTGAGGCGCAGACCGCCAAGGTGCAGGCCGAGAAAGACCGTGAGGTCGCTCTTATCCAGGCTCAGAAGGACAAGGAGGCCGCCGAAATTCAGGCGCAGACTGATATCATCGAGGCCGAGGCCGAGGCTGAGGTCGTTCGTATCGCTGCCGAGGCTGAGGCTACTGCCAACCGGCAGATTGCAGCATCTCTGACGCCTGAGCTGATTGAGAAAATCAAGTATGAGCAGTGGGACGGCAAGATGCCCACTGTCTCCGGCGGCGCAACGCCCATCATCGGAATCAACTAAATATCGCAGTTCTGGCAGACACCATATCTAAACGCTTGCCTGCGTCGCATTAGTCTGCTGGAGAAGAATAGCGGCCACTCCAATTATGATTGTTTCCTCATGGTTGGTGTTGGCCGCTCTTTTTATATCGCGCACGAGAAGGGCTGGTGCTCATGAGTTTTGAAGTGAGCAATTTTTTGCAGAGGTTCCATTCGGATAACAATGTTGATGTGGTTTTCACTTGTGGGTGCTGTTACTGGTTTGCGCTTATCCTTTACCTCCGGTTCCAGGGCAGGAGCAGAATAATGTATGACCAAGTTGAGAACCACTTCGTTACAGAGATTGATGGTCGAATATACGACATCACCGGTGATGTGACGGGCAAGTATCAGGTGGAGCCGTGGGATGAGCTCGACGACAGTTCTCTAAAAAGACGAATTGTCAGAGACTGTATCATGTTTTGAGGTGTGTTATGAAAAAACCGGATGACTGCAAGTACAACAGTATGATTGAATGCCAGCCTGGAAGTCGGGATTGTTCTCGATGCGGCTGGAACCCAGCCGTCAGGGAACTGCGGCTCAAACAGGCTTTGCAGACGCAGAGCTATAAAAGGGAGGCACAAGCAAAATGCGCCAGTTAGCAAGTATCAGGAAGATTTCTGATATCCGCCCCATCCCCGGCGCCGACCGCATTGTGGTTGCGCAGGTTGATGGATGGGAGTGTGTTGTTCAAAAGGACGAGTTCCATGTGGGCGACACCATCGTCTATGTCGAGGTGGACTCTATTGTCCCAGAGCGCCCAGAGTTCGAGTTCCTGCGTGACCGTAAGTTCCGTGTGCGCACCATCAAGCTGCGTGGGCAGGTCAGTCAGGGCCTGGTTTTGCCGATGTCTATCCTGCCGGATGGCATCTATCCGCTTGGCAGCGATGTGACGAAGGTTCTCGGAATTGAGAAGTATGACCCCGAAGCACAGCAGGAGGCCATGCTTACCCAGAAGCAGCCGAACAAGCCCAAGAGCAAGTTTGCCCAGTTCATGATGCGGTTCAAGTGGTATCGCAAGCTGTTCATGAAGTCGAAGCGCAAGGGCGGGTTCCCAGAGTGGATTGTCAAGACGGACGAGACCCGTATCCAGAACCTGACCACCCTCTTTGATATTGAGCGGAGGAACGGCACCAAGTTCTCCGTCACTGAGAAGGTGGACGGTCAGTCTGCGACCTACTATCTCAGAAAGGTCTCCCGGCGCAAGTATGAGTTCGGGGTTTGCAGTCGAAACATTCACCTGGGTACTCCTGACAACAGCTCCTATTGGACTGTGGCAAAGAAGTACGACATCGAGAACGTGCTGAAGAAGCTCATCGGTGATTATGAAACTATCGTTTTACAAGGTGAAATCTGTGGTAACCAGATTCAGGGGAACAAGTATCACATCAGTGGTTATGAGCTTTTCGCCTTCAACCTGATTTACCCAGGGCACAAGTGCGGCACTGCCGAAATCAAAGACCTGCTCTCCCCGTTTGGAATCAAAACGGTTCCAATCCTTGAGGAAGGCAAGGTTTTACCGGACACTATCGCAGATTTGGTAGAGTATTCCAAAGGTAAATCGATAGTTCGGAAAGAACAGAAGCGGGAGGGTGTTGTGATGCGCAACGTTCAGAAGAACATCAGCTTCAAGGTCATCAACCCAGACTTCCTGCTCGCAGAAAAGGACTGATACATATGCCGAGACCCATCAACAACTTGGTCGGTTGGCGTTTTGGTCGGCTGACCATCATTGACCGGGTTGAGAACCCGGAGAACAGACAATCCAAATGGCTGTGCCGCTGTGACTGCGGTAACACCTGCGAAGTGTTCGGAACCAACCTGAAATCCGGCAGCAAGGTTTCCTGCGGAAAATGTGAAAAGGAAGATATGAACAAGGAGCAGATGCGGCAGACTTCGGTTAGCCTTGACCGACTCAGGAAGGACGCCGCAGACCCATATCAGAACCTTGCCAATGCAATCGTGGCCGTTGCCGCAGATGACTACCGCTTGGCTATGCGGGAAAGCAACGGTCAGCTCATGGATAGCTTGGAAAAGTTTTTCCATTCTGGCTGGTATAAGACGCTGACCAGTTTGAACCCGGATACTCTGCTGGCTAATTTGCGGAGAGAACACAACGGCTGTTTGGAAGCCGTGTATACCTAATTCACAATTCAACATCACAAGGAGGGTTCATTATGAATCTGAAAGAGTCGTTCCGCTATCAGAATTTCCTGGAGGGAATGATGTCGGAGGCGGGTAGCAATCTCGCCAGCCGCGAGCATTGCCTGACCACCATCAAACGGCACCTGCGCAGCAAGGCAAACCCGGATGCACAGGACATTCAGGAGGATGTGGATGTCGGTGAGTTCCATAAAAACGATGATGTCCTGAACTTTATGCTCCTGTTGGTCGATGAGCGTGACAAGCTGACAAATGCAATCGGCAGGGCTAAGGCGTCTATTGGGTTCGATATCGACGCCGCCGTGGAGACCAACAAGTTCCGCCAGACGTTGGCGAGCCGCGCAAAGATGATGCTTCGCTTTACCCCGTCCAAGCGAACTGAGCAGGGCCGTGACTACAAGTTCAATGTCGAGGGGAATCAGACCCAGTATTTCTATGACATTGAGGTTGAGACCACTGATGCGTTTGACCGTGACCAGGCCAAGGATGTGGTTCGTGAGATTATGTCCAAGGCCGATAAAGTGTCTGCGGAGATTGACGCCGCCCTCATCAACACGCAGGTTGAGTATGAGCCTCCCTTCAATGTGAACGATTCTTTCGACGATGTGATGGAAGAGTTCCTTGCGGCGAGGGAGAAATCCTCTACCTAATATAAAAGAAGGAGAATACATATGGCATTCGGAAAAAAGACCACCAGCACCACCAATGCGGACATCCTTGACCAGAAGCGCAATAAGCTGAACTCCTACAACCAGCAGTTCGAGCGTGCGGTCTCCCTCATCACGGACACCATCGACAACCTGGGCTTCATCAGCCAGGGCATCGACCAGACCATGAAGGAGATTGACGAGTACGAGAAGGAGCTGGCCACGACCAGGGAGGGGCTGGAGGCCGCCAAGGCCAAGAATGACCGGGTCATTGCCAATTTCCAGTCACTCTTGGCAGTGAACTAACCACAGCGCAGGGGTCTTTCGGCTCCCTGCTTCAGGCAGAAACGAGCTAAAGTAGTTTTGTGTTGACGCTGGACAGGGCGAATCTGTCACCGACAGAGATGCCGGTTTTTCACTTTGAGATATCGTCCTCCTGGATGCGTTAGTCTTCCTGGTGGTCGTTATGATAGAAGAAACAACATCAAATCCATTCCACCATTTGGGATGAGTAAGGGCGAAAATCGCTTCCAGAACCATAAGTTCAGCATACACACTACATTACTAACACCAGATGCTAACCATATCACTACACTGTGCGGCACATCAGTAAAGACAACACGACATCACACGCCGCCATTTGGCCTTAACAGGCACCATTCTGGTTCAGTGGGGAGATTCCCCATTGATATTTGTAATGCAAGTATGCTTACTTAGCAAAAGAAATTTAACCCTATCGACATAAAAGTATTGCGGTGAGTTTCTGCTTGAAGCAGAGAGCTGAAACAATCTTCAAAGTATTGGAGGTAAAACCATGGTCGTAGACAACAATGCTGTTGGTGATTATATCATCAAAGAAATTACGGCGAAGGAAGGCAGCTTACATCAACTCCATCATGACGCTATGGGGACTGAGTGCTTCATTGTGGACTTAGAGAAAGGTCAGCGGTCTTTATTGAGATACAAACCGGAGTACGACAACCGCTATCATCGGCTCCACACTTCAACGGTTTTGGGTATCAAGACCAGCGGCGGCGAGAACGATGTGGTTATTGAAACCTTGAATACCGTGTACCACCTGATACGCAACAACTTTGACGACACCTTCTCTGGCATCAATTCCTATACATACGAGGTCGCTAAGGAGACTGTCACCGGCTATCTCAATGAGCAGGACGATTCCTATTTTGAGAAGTATGGCATCACAAAGGAAGCTGCATTGGAAAACGATGACCTGATTTCCCAATGTGCGTTCCTACATCACAGTTTAATCAAGGAAGCGGGGCTTGACTATGCGTGGGCTTGCGACTTTGCTTGCTCACATGGCCTGTCAAATACCATGGCTTTTGCCCAAGCAGATTAAGGAGGGCGTTATGAGTAACAAGAAGGATTCTCTCGGCGACCGCATGAAGAGGTATGAGGGTGTGTCGCGCAACTTCCTTGCCCGCAGAGTGCCAGTCATTATCCGGCTCGATGGAAAGGCATTCCACACTTTCACAAAGGGTATGAGGAAACCGTTTGACCGCATCCTGATGAACGCCATGCAGGACACAATGCAGTATCTTTGCAAGAATATCCAGGGCTGTGTGTTTGGATACACACAATCTGATGAGATTACCCTGGTTCTTATCGACTACACCACTATTAAGACAGACGCATGGTTCGGCTACAATGTCCAGAAGATGACCAGTATTGCCGCATCAATGGCTACACTCGCATTCAACTCCTGTTTTATCGACGGTGCCAATGCAGCACTCCAGTATAGGGCTTTCTCCATCCCGGAGGATGAAGTTTGCAACTGCTTGATTTGGCGTCAACAGGATGCCACAAGAAACAGTATTGAGGCTGTTGGTCAGGCGAACTTCAGCCACAAAGAATTGCAGGGGAAAAGCTGCAACGATATCCAGGAAATGCTGTGGAGTAAGCGCAGCATCAACTGGAATGACTTCCCTGTGGATTGCAAGCGTGGTGCGTGCTGCTATCGGAAGTGTAGTGAGGTTCAGATGCAAGACCCACGGGATACCAGTAAAACTATCACGGTCGCTCGGCGTGGTTGGGTCATTGACAGGGAACCTCCTATCTTTACACAAGATAGAAACTACATTGAGGGGTGGCTGTAATGCAGTTTTACATTTCTGATTGGCACTATGGCCATAAGAACTGCTTGGCGTTTGACAACCGACCATTCACATCTATTGAGCAGATGAATCAAGCGTTGATTGAGCGCTGGAACAGCGTGGTTAAACCGGGTGACACAGTGTATGTGCTTGGCGATATGTTCTGGTGTAACGCCGATGTGGCAATCCAAGTTCTGGACTCGCTGGCGGGTCAGATTTTTCTGGTTAAAGGGAACCACGACCGCTGCCATACCAAGAAGCTCACGGATAAGTTCGTAAAAGTTGCGGACTACATGGAGATTGAGGATGCGGGACGCAACGTAGTTCTTTGCCACTATCCAATCCCCTGTTTCAAGAATCACTTCTATGGTTGGTATCACCTGTACGGCCACGTCCACAACTCGTTTGAGTTCAACATGATGGAACATGACAAGTTTCTGATGTCGGAACTCTATACACGGCCATGTCAGATGTTCAATGTTGGTGCCATGATGCCCTGGATGGACTACACTCCGAGAACGCTTGATGAGATTATCGCCGCGTGTAAATAAAACTTGTTGACAAAAATGGGAAGGCTGAAGGCGTTGTAGCACAAGACATCAAGCCCCATTTGATGCCAGCCTTTATTGCTCTACTATTACAAAACAAGGACGGTGACACCGATGATATATCTTGATAATGCCGCAACCACAAGGATTGCGCCGGAGGTGCTTGAGGCGATGATGCCATATCTCACCACTGAGTATGGGAACGCAGGCACTCTATACAGTTTTGGCCGTTCTGCCGCCGATGCTATACAGAAAGCTCGGGCGCAGGTGGCAACGCTATTTGGCTGTACGCCAGACCATGTGATTTTTACATCTGGCGGCAGCGAGGGTAACAATACAGTTTTTAAGGGGCTTCGGCACAAGTTCGCAGAGCAAGGCAAGAAGCACCTGATTGTTTCAGCGATTGAACACGATTCCGTCTTGCGGGCCGCAGAAAGCCTGACCAAAGACGGATTTTATATTACATATATCAAGCCCGGTTCTGACGGACGCATCTCCCCTAAAGCGGTGGAAGCAGCGATTCACGAGGATACCGGGCTTGTTTCTGTTATGTTCGTCAACAACGAGATTGGTGCCGTCAACGACATCAACGAGATAGGCCGTATTTGCAGGCAGCATGAGGTCATGTTTCACACTGACTGTGTGCAGGCGGCTGGTCAGTACGAGTTGTCAGTCCATAAGAACGACGCTGATTTTGCGACCGTATCCTCCCACAAGATTCATGGCCCTAAAGGGGTCGGTGCTTTGTATGTGAGAGAAAAGGATTTCCTTCCGCTGGTCTGTGGCGGAGCGGAGCAAGAGTTTGGTCTGCGTGGCGGTACAGAGAATGTGCCTGGGATTGTAGGCTTCGGTGCAGCAGCAAGTATCGCCGTAGAGAGAATGCGCGATGACCTAATTAGTGTATCCACGTTGAAACAGCACTTCTATATGGCGCTGTTAGACGCATTTAGGCATCTTGACCTTCCAACGGACTGCATTCGTGTAAACGGGCACCCAGTTATTGAGCCGGGCAAGACATTGAATTTGCGGTTTGACAGCGTAGATGCACAAACACTCTTGCTTATGCTGGATGCGAATGGTGTCTGTGTTTCCGCTGGGTCTGCTTGCCGCAGCCATGAAGCCGAGCCGAGCCATGTGCTGACAGCTATGGGACTAACTCCAAATGAAGCGAGGAGTTCTGTTCGGGTTTCCTTCTCAAAGTACAATACAACTGATGAGGTGGTGTGTGCTGCACAGAGTTTTGCCTCGTGCGTTGCCACTGCCTTGGAACTCATATAAGGAGTAAGCACCTATACATACAATTTGAAAGGTGTGATTCCGTATGAACAACCCAATGCCCAGGATGTACACATACGCAATGGCGATTGCTACACTTGCAATCGAACACGGCGATGAAGCCGATAAGCTCCTAAACGAAAAGTTTGAAGCACTCAAAAGAGTGTACGGAGCTGTGGAGCGTTACGCGAAAGATGGTTTCATGGAACGGCTTGTTGACACGATTATGGAGAAGAAGGCCAAGATGATTCTTGGCGCCACATCTGTCAAAGATGTGCGAGAGATTGCCAGTTTGCCGAAGCCACAGTATGACGGGAACGAGTGGTATGCCTCCGCAAATTCCGTCCCAGAGGAGGAAATGGTGTTGTGGTCAATGACATCTCTGCGAGCACCGCTGGCATACGAAGCCGTGAAACGATACGAAGAGCTGTTTGAACAGTTCTATGGCGTAAGCGTGGACGAGATAATGAGTGGAGGTCTGCACAATGATTGATGTTGGAGGCTCGCAGCTTTTTGCCTGCGATGAATGCCCGATTATTTGCCAGCTCGACTATCGGCTCAGACTTGCCGAAGAATATCCAGAGTACGGCGATTTCCAATTTGACCATTGCGGGTGTGACAAGGTGTATGACGAGTTCTGGCAGTATGGATACTGCGAGGATGCCTGGGTTGACCTGCCAAAGCAGCCAAAGAAGGGTAAACGCAAGACTGGTCGTGCGTATCGGCGCCAGATGAGGGTTCAAAGGCTCAACCGGCAAATGAACATTGCGCATCATGGTGGCGGCAATACGATGTTCATGGGCTTTGGTTTGGATAAGCGAGGTCTGCCAGCAAGTAATGTCTTGGGATTATGGATGCTCGGGATTAACGATGATGATGTGCCAAGAGTTTATGTCAAAAGGCCAAAGTCATCGAAAAGCAGAAGGTTCTATAAAAACCACTCAAATCGAATCCTCAGACGGAGGTGCATCGTACTCCCAAAAGGGAATCAGCATCATAAGTATTTTGAATATTGGTGGACACTTCTTTGAGGATTGAGCTATTTGACGCCTATGGCGTCCTACATATCGGTCAGTCCGAGTTCTTGTTCGATGTTGAAGACCTTGCTTTGATAGAGGGCCGCAGTTGGTATCAGGACAAGGATGGTTACTTGGTGAGCAGTTACTTCTTCAACGGCAGACGACGGTTCGTCCGCTTCCACAGGATTGTGATACAAGCCAAGGAAGGTCAGTTTGTAGACCACATCAACAAGAACCGGGCCGACAACAGAAAACAAAATTTGCGATGCTGCAACCGGGCTGAGAATGACAGAAACCGTAGGCCGTATTCAACTAACACGTCTGGAGTGTCCGGCGTATATTTCGACAAGCAGCGTGGTCGGTGGACTGCGAGCATCTCATATAACAAAAAGCGGCTGTTCATTGGGAGATTCGCTAACAAGGAAGACGCTATTCGAGCCAGACTTGAAAAAGAGGTCGAGCTGTTCAAAGAGTTTGCCCCACAGCGGGCGTTAATGGAGGAATTAGCTTATGGATAGGGCAATCAAGACATTCAAAGGGAACAATTTCTTTCTGAGCAACTTTTATGTTGCTCCTGTCGTTTATCAAGGAATCAGGTTTGAGAACAATGAAGCGGCATTCCAGGCCGCAAAGTGTCCAGAGCGTATGCGTGATTTCTGTGGCCTGAATCCGCAAGCCGCAAAGCGCCTTGGGCGCCGTGTTGAACTGCGACCAGACTGGGAGTCCGTCAAGTATGACGTAATGTACCAGGTCTGTAAAGCCAAGTTTACACAGAACCCAAACCTACTCGAAAGACTCCTTGCCACAGGCGATGCGGAGCTTGTAGAAGGCAACACCTGGGGTGACCAAGTATGGGGTGTCTGCAAGGGTGTCGGCGAGAATCATCTCGGCAAAACCCTGATGCGTATCAGGGCCGAGCTGGGAAATGGGTGAAATCATGCGGAATGTGGGCTTAAAAGCAGCCATCATCTAAGGAGTGGGGCGAAGCACCCTTGTTTGAGTTGCGTTATTGCCAGCGCAAACCTATATGGACAAGGGATGGCAATGTGGATAGTAGGGAGGCACCCCGTAACTGGTAAGGCCAGCCCTCCCCTTTGGCGTAAAAGCACACCGCAAAATAGAGGAGTAAAGGATATCATGTGGTTATATATGAAGTTTGCACATTCAAAATATGCGTGGATTTACAAGAGCGCAACCGTGGTAAATGATGGATACTGCTTGCAATATAAGGTGTTCGGAATCACAGTTGCAAAAGCATACATGAATGGTTAATACGGTAGCGTAGCTTAATTGGTTAGAGCTGCGGGCGCAAAGCGTCGAGGAGTGACTCTCCTTCTTGGAAGGTACAGCCAAGACCCGTGTAAGTGGAGTGTTTCGTCAACATCCCGTGTAGGTTCGAGTCCTACCGCTACCATTTTATGAAAAGTTAATTGGGCGGTGAAATGGTTGAGCTTACTTGGAACATTTTTTACTGAGCAACATTCATATTCTTCATCAGGAGGATATCTTCTGATAACTTATCGCTGCTCTAATTGCAATCACAAAGTTACGCTCCCAGAGCAACAGGGGTTTAATTACTGCTATTTATGTGGTGAAAAAGTGCGAAAGATTAAGTCAAAGAGCTTAACCTGGAACCCATTATCACTCATTTAAGAATGAAAAGTTATTTGGTGGTGATTTTACTATGAGATTCAAAGTCGGCACAAATGTTTGTGTAAAAAACGTGTATAGTGGTGGCAATTTTGAAAACGGAGATATTGTCACAATCACACAAATTGGAGATGGAGACGGAGACTTAGATTGTTACGGCGCAATTTCTCCATGGGACGGGTTATTGTGGTATTTACGAGATAATGAAGTTGAAGCTGCCACAAATGCAGACCACATTCGTTCAATGGGTGATGATGAATTAGCCAAGTTTTTATATTCTGTGGAATTTAGGCGCTCAATTACTGGTGGTGGAGCAATGTGGGAGGATATCAGCGATTGCCTGCATTGGCTCAAATCTGCAAAGTCAGAATAAAAGGTTATTTTATCAAGAATGATGGTGAATGATAGAATGGATTTTGGCGTGTATTTTTATCAGGTCGTAAACGGGCGGCAGATATCAGGAGGCATCTATCACTCTGTAGAGTTTGTTTGGTTGTATGATGTGCTAAAAAACGTACATCGACTTGAGTTTCCGGTAATAGAGGTAGATAAGCCGTCTTCCATAGTCTTTGGCATCACGGATACCGAGCACTTTATCCCTCTATGCCGATGTGTTGCAGACATCCAACCAATGGTGCAGGGCACTTATATCACGCCGTATAACTGGACAATAAAGAAAGATTGATTCGGTGGTGATTGTAATGAGCAAAAAGAGATTATCTGGTGATGGTTTTGTTTATGACGAAAATGATACCTATGTATCACCTTCGGATGATGACTACGAATATTGGAAAAGTGAGCAGGAGGCATTGACAGACCCATTGTCTGATGACTACTGCAAATACGACAACGAATAAACGAAACATTGGAGATGAACAACATGAGTCTTTCCAATATTGATGAGCTCTGGAGGCCAGAGCCAGGTGGCGACCTCGCCCTTATGCCATGTCCATTCTGCGGTGGAACAACAGTTGTGTATTTTCACTACAAGCATCGTGTTGGAGATAGGTATGGAGTTCTCTGCTGTGACTGTATGGCGAACATTGACCCAGGCTGGGCGCAGCAAAAGTCTGCTGTGCAGGCTCTTTGGAATCATAGGGTAACTTAAAAGGAGCTGTATAGATATGCCAAAGTTCAACATAAACAAAATCCGGTCTGCCGGTCTGCGATATATCGTAGCCGATTTAGATGGGCAAAGATGGGCATTTGAGAATATGCCAGTTCGGGAGGCTACTTACTGGCGTTTGCCGTATAAACTCTTGTGCCCAGTTACCTATGATGAAAACTACGAAAAGTATTGGGCACGGCTGCTCAGTTGGAGATTGAAGGGTAGGGAATTTGTCATACCGATATACGATGTGCCGTTTGACATCTCATGGGAAGACGAGCCATATGACATCGTGGAGCATGGACTTGTGGCAGAATGCGACCTAAAAGTTTGGCCAGAGTTTCGTGTGTAAAATAGAATTTTGGTGGTGATGACGTGAAAATAGTTAAGTATGGGAATATATACCAAGTCGCAAGAGTAAGGCGATTTACTTGCTGCCGCTGTGGAAGCGTATTTGATGCAGACAATGGCGAGTACACAACAGTAGTCGGCCAAATCGAATATATGTACGACAACATTATCGCAAAATGTATATGCCCGGTTTGTGGTTCAACATCGTACTCATATGATAGATAAAACAGAACTTTGATAGCGGGGTATAAAGAATGAGCGAGATTGCAAATAGGTATAACAAAGCATATACAGCAATGTGCAAATATCGGGATGCACCGCGCAGAGGCTGGGCAGAACCAAATGGTCGAAAGACGGCCGATAATCAAACGATTGAGGTGCGCCGGGACGAAGTGGTGGAACTGGCCAGGAGGCTTAGCTCACAAGAGTATGCTAACGCCTGCCTTCTATATGAAGTCATGGAGTTGAGCAATTACATGGGTCAGCTTGCGGTTGGCGAACCAAATGGTGCAGAGTGTGAAAACTGTTACAATAGATATCTTCCAAGTTGGCTTGACGGTAAATGCCCATACTGTTCGGCACATACGAAAGCAGAAGAAAGGGTGCGGAAGATTTTGAAAGAAGCGGAAGAAACGAGGAGTTCTTGCATTAACGGGGATAAAACTTAGCTTCGGTGGTGAAAAAATGGAGCGCAATAAATGGAGCGGATGTAGCTGGTGCAAAGAATATGGCAGCATACCACTTAGGGGGTTTACGATACATGGATGCACAAGTATAACCGTGAGGTACTGCCCAGTCTGCGGAATGCCACTTACAAAAGATGCGTGGGCAGAACTTGAACACAAGGTGGGCGATATCATATGTTCCGAGTAATTATTGCTGGTGGTCGGGATTTTAATGACTACGCTTTACTGTCCGATACGATGGACTGTCTTCTGCTCAATATCAAGGAAGACATAACGGTAGTGTGTGGACAGGCTCGTGGGGCCGATACGCTTGGAGAGCAGTATGCCAAAGAGCATGGTTATGCTGTAAGCTACTTTCCGGCTGATTGGGATAGGTATGGTAAATCCGCAGGCTATATCCGCAATACAGAGATGGCCAAAAACGCTGATGCCCTGGTCGCATTTTGGAATGGTCAAAGTCGTGGTACAATGCACATGATTGAGATTGCCAAAAGACAGGGTTTGAGAGTACGCATAAAGCGGTACGATAGAAAGTGAGGCTTCACATGGATTGTCCATTCAAACAGCAGCTCGCAGAGGGTTCAATGGTTTGTGACTATGGTGGGATTCGTCACGAGCCAGGCATAGAACAATGCCCGACCGAAATCTTTAACCGGTGCCAAAGCGATGACATAGACCAAGCATAGGCGATGTACTGTCGTTAATACATACAGATGCTCCACAAAAACATAAACTTTGATATTGTGTAACATGAAAGGGCTGCATCCGTGCGGCCCTTTCTGTACATATACGCCCAAATTTGGCCAGTCGCCTTGAAGATTTGCCGTGGTACATACAACTCCATAGCAGCTTTTCGCCAAAGGCAGAAGTAAAAATTCGGAACTACGCTCTCCGAGTCCAGCAGCCCGCTAACGCGGGCAAGACTTTTTTTCTCACTCGCATTGCTGAGGCAATGCTTCGTGAGTGCTGGGCTCGGGAGCGACGCTATGCACATCGGCGGCTCACTCAACCTACAGCCGCTTCGATGCGGAAGGCGACTGGCCTGTTTGTATAAAAATTTCTGGAGGTGTATAATGTGGGAAGAATAATTCGCAGTATTCGGGTCGGGCAAAGAGCGAGCTTTGAAAAGGCGAGAAAAAACTTTGGTGACCTGGCAAAAATCGAGGATGCCGAGATTTACTGGGGTAACGGTACAATCGCAGTTGTCGCCTCCAAGGAGTGGTGTGATTATTTGGGCGGGATAACGGATGTGCGCCCAGAACCGCAGGGCGATGACACCACATTCGAGTTCGATGAACAAGAGTTCATGCGATTTATTGGGCAGGAGGTGCGGACATGAACAGAGCAGAGAGACGCCATCCGCCAAAGGCTGGGCAAGTCCGCCAAATCCTGGACGACCTGAACAAAATAGAGAAAATCAAACAGGCCATGAATGACAGTTGGCCGTTCCGGCCTGGGGACAAGGTGATGCTCAACATGGATGCCATCACCAGCAGAAAGGGATATGACCAGAAACTCCCCGCATATAAAGCGTTCTGTGAGAGCAATACGGGCCAGGTCTTCACGGTTGAGTATGTCGAGGGTATGCACCCCAGCGTGGTATGCCTTGCCGAGGATGAGTCAACACCCAAGTGGCTGTTCTGGGTTGGAGACTTAAAGGCGGTATAAAACTGGGATTTGATTAAAAGTATGGAGGCGAGAGCATGACAATCGAACAAATCAAAGAGATGGTGAACGGCCCCGAGTACGATTTTCTCAGAACCAATCCCCATCTCCAGAACAGAATCATTTTCTTGACGCTGGGCGGCAGTTACTCCTATGGAACCAACGTGGAAACCTCCGACGTTGATGTCCGAGGATGTGCCCTGAACCGTCCATCCGATTTGCTCGGCCTCACAAACTTCGAGCAGGTCGTAAACACACAGACCGACACTACGGTTTATGCGTTCAACAAGCTCATCACGCTACTTCTCAACTGCAACCCAAACACAATCGAGATGTTGGGCTGCAAACCGGAGCACTATTTCCTGCTTACGGATGTTGGCCAGGAAATGATTGAAAACAGGAAACTGTTTATGTCCCGGCGTGCTGTTCATTCCTTTGGTGGCTATGCCTCTCAACAACTCCGGCGGCTTGAGAATGCCCTGGCCAGGGATAAGATGGCACAGGCTATGAAGGAGGAACACATCCGGCGCTCCATGGAAGGTGCTGTTAAGTCTTTCTCCGACCGATACACCTCTTTTGACAAGGGTAGCTTCGTCCTTTATACGGCGGAAAGCCAGCGTGAAGACCTCGACCGTGAGATTTTTGCGGACATCCACCTCGACAAATTCCCAGTTCGGGAGTTCAACAGCATGATGAACGACCTGACCAATGTGCTGGGAAACTACGAGAAGTTGAACCACAGAAACCATAAGAAGGATGATAACCATCTCAACAAGCACGCCATGCACCTTATCCGTCTGTATCTGATGTGCCTGGACATCCTGGAGAAGGGCGATATCATCACCTACCGGGAAGCCGACCACGACCTGCTTATGAGCATCCGCCGTGGCGACTATCAGCGTGAAGACGGAACGTACATGGACGAGTTTTTCGAGATGGTCAACGACTTCGAGCGGAGGCTGGACTATGCAAAGAACAACACGAGCCTCCCTGACAACCCCGATATGAAACGAGTCGAGGAGTTCGTCATGGAGGTAAACAGGAGGGCTCTGAATGAGTAGAATCACAATTCCAGATGGGGCCAGGGAAATCATTGACACGCTGACCTCTGCTGGTTTTGAAGCGTATGTGGTAGGTGGCTGTGTCCGCGACAGCCTACTGGGCCTGGAGCCTCACGATTGGGACATTTGCACATCTGCATTACCATCAGATGTTATGTCGATTTTTTCAGAAAAGAGAATTATTGGCACGGGAATGAAGCATGGCACTGTTACAATTCTTACAGATAGTGGCGGATACGAGGTCACGACTTTCCGCATTGACGGTGATTATTCAGACCATCGGCGACCAGACAGTGTGACCTTCACGACCAGCCTGGATGAGGATTTGTCACGCAGAGACTTTACCATCAACGCTATGGCCTACAACGATGCGGTCGGCCTAATTGACCCGTTCGGCGGTATATATTCTTTATGCAACCGAGAAATCTCATGCGTTGGCAGTCCTGCTCACAGATTTGAGGAAGATGCACTTCGCATCATGCGGGCTCTCCGTTTTGCATCCACATACGGGTTCTGTATCGAAGATAGAACGGCAAAAGCGATTCATCTGTTCGCTCCAAGCCTGAATAATATTGCTGTGGAACGTATCCAGTCTGAGCTATGTAAGCTCTTGCTGGGTGACGGAGCGCTTAACATCCTCTTGGATTACAGTGACGTGATTGCCACCATTATTCCAGAGATAGAACCTTGTATCGGGTTCGACCAAAACAACCGTTACCATGAGTACACAGTGTATGACCACATTGCTTATGCGGTTGCAAACTACAAGGGTAAAGACATCTCTGTCAAAGTTGCTCTTCTTTTGCACGATATTGGGAAACCTCTATGCTACACGGAGGATATAAACGGAGGCCATTTCCATGGACACGCTGTTCCAAGCCGTGATATTGCGGAAGCCGTTATGAATCGTCTGCGTTTTGACAACAGGACTAAAGCCGAGGTTTTAGAGCTGGTCTTGTACCATGACGCAGTGATTGAGCCGACGCCAAAGACCGTGAGACGGTGGCTGAATAAGATTGGCAAACATCGGTTTTCACAGTTGCTTAAAGTCCGAATGGCGGATATCCTGGCTCACTCCAAGAGAACGCAGCAGTCACGCATCGAACGCTGTAATGCACTCAAGTCCCTTATCGCAGAGGTTCTGGAAGCAGAACAATGTTTCTCACTGAAAGACCTTGCCATCCACGGCAATGATGTGCTGTCGCTCGGTGTTCCAGAAGGGAAAATTGTAGGGGATATTCTCCGGCATATCCTGGACATGGTAATCAACGGTGATGTCCCAAATGAAATCGAAGAGCAGATAGATATCGCCATGCAGTATTTGACGGAGCATCAACATGAGTGGAAGGAATGAGCCTAAGTACCCAAAAAGCGAACGTGTATGGGTGGGGTACTATAACCAGGCCCATGAGTTAAAGTTCATCATCACCAGCAAGGAGTTAAGGGACTTTTATTACCTGTACGAGTTGGTGGATGGTGAGTTTCGCAAACTTGGTCGCTCAAAGTCTCCCAAGGAGCTTGAAGAGAAATTCGAGGTCGATAAGAAGCTGAGAGGTTAGCTATGAACGATTTCGACTATGATTGTCTGGAGCGGAAACGGTTGGCAAGGCAGGCCCGGTATCGCAAGTGCGGTTCAAAAAGCAGGAAATGCCCCATGTCTACCGACCATATGACACAGAAACAATGGAAAGAAAGGTGTGGAGCTGTTGTGAGCATCAGTATCGGGAAACCTGTTTCCTGGGATAACTTCAAAGAGATGTCAAAGAGTACACAGGAGGAGTACCTCAAAGACCTTATGAGTACATACGGCGCAAATGCCACCAGCTTGGCGGCAATGTTCGGTATTCGCCCTCTCACCGTGCGCCGTTACATAGTGTCCAAAGAATTGGACATCACTTTTCCTGTTGGCCATTCCATGAACTCAGAGCAGAGGGCGGCATGGGAGCGGTTTCTCGCCAATGAGGATACGCCACTGGCTTTGCCTGAGCAGAAGCCGGAGAACCCACAGATAGAAGCAAGTGCTCATATGAGTATGAGCAAGTTTTCTCTGTCATTCAGCGGAAAGATTGATGTGAACATGATTACAAATTCACTGCTCAACATTCTTGGCAGTGATGCGTCTGGTCACATTGAAATCATCTGTGACCTTGCGTAGCCCCACACATTGTGGTAATATGTCCCCAAAGGAGTGAGCAAATGGACAAAGACTTTAGTATGGCCTTCTCGTCCGACAAGGAGCTCGAACAGAGCTTTGACGAACTTATCGACGGGTTAAAGGCTGACATCGAGAATGAGGACAGCAAAGTAACTGTGCTTGATGCTATGCGGCTCAAGCAAATCCAGTTTGCCTATGCTGCATTGCAGTACATTACACGGGGCACAGATACGGTTGTGTCTTATAAGCTCAATGAACCGTTCAAAACTATGGGCAGTATCAGTGTCGAAGGGCAATCTTTGGAGTTTGACAAGCCTGAGTGGTTTGCCAGGGTCGCAGAGTTTGCCAGTAATACAGAGGTCTATCCGCTGACCAAGAACAGGGTTCGCTTGACCTTCACATTCCACGGCCTGACCAAGCCGATTGAGTAAGGAGGTGCCGAATGGAATACACAGGATGCTATAATTCCGTCATCAGCTTCGTTGACGAAGGAACAGCGCAGTTCGATAGTTACGACCTGAATAGGGAAAAGTACGAGAAGCTCCGTGAGATTTGCGAGGCAACCGATAAGCTGGCCGAGGAGACTGAATGTGAGTGCGTCAATGTGAGTATCGATGACACCACAAAGCAGCTCACAATCAGTGTGTTCTGCTATGATGTAATCTTCCAACATGGTCGGGAGGATATGTTCTTCTCCCTCATTCAGATGTTGAGCTCATTCTCCTTCTCCAAAGCAAAAGGTGGTCTCTTACGGATTGACCTGAATATTGATGGGGTATGGGAGAAAAAGAGTGGATGCTAAAAGAAGAGGGCGTCTTCACGACGCCCTGAAAATGTTGGCCTCAGCCGCTACAATCGTGGATTCTGTCTGCGATAAAGAGCAGGACTGCATTGATAACTATCCTGAAAATCTTCAGGGTACAGAGCGTTACGAGCAGATGGAGGCCGCTGTTGACAGTTTGAATGACGCTCTGGAGAAAATCGACGATGCCAAAGGGCATATAGAGTCAGCAATCGGGTGATATAATCATGTTCGAGTTTTTTGTTGCGCTGTTCGGCGGCGTACACTACGGCGGAAAGATACTGGCCGAAAGCGCAGAGGTAAAGAGGTTTGATAGGTCTTCTGCGGCGAAGTTCGCATATCATGACCAGCGACTCCAAGAATGGAAAAGTCAGGTTTGTAATCGTGCGCTTGAGGAAGACTTGAAGCGTCTCATTGCCGACCCACAGAGCTATGAAGATGTATGGCAGGAAGTCCACACAGCCTATCTTAAAATGCCAACGTACCAATCATACACGACAATTTTGCTACATCCTTATATGGTTATGCGATACTATGGTAGAGATACCTATACGAAAAAGCAACGTGAAAATATTGCAGACCACGAGCGCCGTCGGGCTTTAGATATCATGCTGGCTCGGCGTGGAAATGTGTGTGGCCGTGGTACGCAAGATAGGTCTGCCGTTGACCTGCTTCATAGGGGCGATGGGGAACAATCGAAAAAAGTTTGGGATGAAACTTTTGAGTTTTGGGTCTACATCAGGGATGAACTGCGACGGAACAACGTGAACGCACGGCTCATCTTCAAGGCTGGCCTGGTTGGCGATGAACGAAACCAAGTGGCGTATGATGTGGATGATGTGGGAAAGTTCCGATATCAAGCCGGACAACTCACTTGGCTTCCTTTGACCTTTTATGATGATAACCTCCAATATATGAGGGTTTAATCCTCCTCGAACAGATAATCAGGCAAGTCAATTTTGCGGCCAAGCAGGACTTTACCAAAGGTTGTGACAGAACTACCGCTGTCTGCTGCAACACGGACGTTAGTATGGCGAAGCTCTGGGTTGGCGGACACAAGAATGAGGTTGTTTTCTTCATCCAGGTAGTATTGCTTGCAATACATAGCTCCGTCTACACAGAAGATGCCTACATCGCCAACCATCAGTTCAGCACCCTTTTTAACAAACACCATATCGCCATCGTGAATACAGGGCTCCATACTGTTGCCCTGGATGTCAACGGCAAAGTCTGCATCGTCTGGCACATTGTCATCCACAAGCATCATCTCAAAGTCTGCACCATCCAGTGGGACATTGATGCCTGCGGCAGAAGGTGTTGTATAGTGTGGGACATATCTCTCCCTGGCTTTGGTAACCTGTTTGAAGTTAATAACCTTTGGTTCAGAAACCTTGCGGAGCGCATCTATGCGCTCCTTTTCTAATGCGCATATTGCTTCCACGGCTTTCTTGCCGTATTGGTCAAGCGATTGATACTTGTCCAGTAGGGCCATCTCCGTGGGTGACAATATTACCCCCACTGGCTGAAAGCGGCCAGCTACCCCGAGCAAGGTGTCAATGGACGTACCTAACGCATCTCCAAGAGAGATAAGCGCATCCATTGACGGTTTTTTGCTACCGTGTTCCCAACTCCTGACAGCAACAACAGACACACCTATTTGGGACGCCAAATCCTGCTGTGTTTTCTTCTGCGACAATCGCAGATTTTTAAGCCTCTGACCGAACTCCATAGGTGACCTCCAAAATTCTCTCTTCTTTCTTGTTGACATCTTCACTGGTTTGTGATAGCATAAGCGGCACAACAACTGTTTCTGTTGACAGACTAACACAAACCATGGTTTCTGTCAATAGGGAAAAGACAACTCGCCACAAAGGACGAGCTGCCTAAAGAAATGGGTGCGCCGTGAACGCCAACACCAATGACAATACGGCACACACGCCCTGCATACCACAGGGTGGAGACACGATGACACCACTCATCATGACCCACCCGTAGTATACCACGTTACCATGTACAAATCAATGGAGGTTTTTGCTACGGAATGAAAAAAACTGTAAATGTCAGGGAATTACAGGAGTACCTTGCGTGCCACAAAGTCAGCTCCGTTCTGTTCTATACTGAGAACCAACGGTGGTATCGTGCATCCGACCCATGCAAAATCAGAATGACCTTCCCAATTATGTTGATACGCGAAAATCCAAACCTGATTTGCTTGAAGTCCGGGATGCACTCCATCTCCTTTGACAGGGTAAAGTCGGTGGAAATAGACACGGATTCCACAGTATTAGGCACTGTACTCACCGTTTTCTGTGGTGATTTTGATTCGGAGGGATATGACACTACATATACATTGATTGCTGCGTAGTCTGGAGTTGTTTATATAATTGGGTTGACATAGGGATTCCTATATGCTATACTCCAACCATCAACATAATTGAAGAGAAGGAGTACAGCAGCTTTGAGTATCCAGGAAAATGGCCGCAAACTGCGGATTGGGGACGTATATCGTGTGAAATTCGAGGGCGTTGGCAGCGAACAGCAAGGTGAACGTCCCGCCCTCGTGTTCCAAAACAATGTGGGTAACGCCCACAGCCCCAACATTATCATTCTGCCCCTGACAAGCGTTCGCAAGAAGGTCAACCAACCAACCCATGTTTTTGTCCCGAAGTCTGTAGGACTCAAGTTGGACAGCATGGTACTTTGCGAGAACCCACAGTGCGTTTCCAAGGATAGGGTCGGTGCGTATATCACGACTTTGCCCAAGGAATATATGGCAAAGGTGGCGGAGGCCAGCATTTTGGCAAGCTCCGCAATCGCCTTCATCAGCCCCGAAGTTTTAGTGACGCTTTGGAAAAAAGCCGCTTCATTAAACAAGGAGGTTCGCCATGTATAATGAGGAGCAAAAAGTCAGGTTCATCCGGGAGTACACCGGGAGCCTGAACACTGCCAACGTAGCGACCACGCTTTTTAACGCACTGGAGGAGCATGAAAAGTCATGGGGAGCAGACCTGTGTACCAGAAGCAGCGAGGAGCTCCAGCCAGTCGTCGATGAAGTTACTGGCCTTCGCACAAGAAGCAAATGGATGTCACTTACTATACTCAAAGAGTATGTTAAGTGGTGCATCGCCATGCAGGTTCCTGGTGCTTGTGATGGTATGTTACAGATTCAAACTGTTGGCCTCGACAAAATAAAGCATCAGATGGTATCTGGGCCGCTCCATCTCCAAAAATATCTGGATGACATCTTCGACCCAGAAAGCGAAGAGACCATTGACAACATCTACCGTTGTTATTTCTGGATGGCGTATGGTGGGATTGACGAGGAAGACACTGTCTTGATTAAAAATGAGCAGGTCGATTTTTCTCAGATGTCAATCTACTACAAGACAACAAATATCCCTATTTATAGGGAGGCGCTTCCGGCTTTTAGGAACGCCGTGTCACTCAACAGCTTTATCTATAAGCACCCGAATTACACCAAACCAGTTCGCAGGGACAGGGTCTCTGGGGACACGCTTATGCGGGGAATCCGCGCAACGACAAAGACCTTCACAATGCGCACTACCCTGTCAAAGCGGAACATCAAGGCCGTCGAAGACGGTTTGACCGACCTTCAACTCAGCTTTTACCGTGTCCGTATGTCCGGGCTTTTCTACCGGGTTTATGAAATGGAGCGAGCCGGTATCCCGGCCAGTTTCTCAGAGGCCGCACTTCGTGTGATGGACGGTAAAACTTATGCACTATACGGACGGGAAAAACTTGAGCATAGGCAAAACAAGATAGAGCGAAACTATTTGGAAGACTACCAACGATGGAAACTTGCGTTTTCAATCTGAGCTTTCCGAGAGAGCCCAAGCAGGGCTCTCTTTTTCACGCTATCAACATAATTAAATAATCCACAAAGCCGATAGGCGACGTTGCAATCTGGAAGAAAGGAGGTTTTGCATGGAAGGCTCTCCACAAAATCACACAGACCTTTTTGTGCATCTGTTCCAAGAGAACATCAAGCGTGAAGGCGCAGATGCGCTACTTGATTGGCTCAAGAGGTCAGATTTCTTTACGGCTCCAGCATCAACGAAGTACCATGGTGCCCACGAAGGCGGTCTGCTGGAGCATTCCCTAAACGTCTATGACTGCTTACTTGGTGAGCTGTCGTCTATGGGGATGGCAGACAAATACTCAAATGAGACTGTGGCCATTGTTTCGTTGCTCCATGATGTGTGCAAGATTGGGTTGTATGTCTCTGAGCCGAAGAACCAAAAGACCTACGACCTGGAGAAAGTCGCAGCGGCCCGCGATGGCAAACCGTGGACGGTTAAGCATGACTCACTCGGTGATTTTTTGGGAAACGGTTAGGGGCTACAAAGCAGACGACCAGTTGCCCTATGGCCACGGCGAAAAGAGTGTCTACATAGTTTCTGGCTTTATGAAACTGACACGAGACGAGGCCATGGCTATCCGCTGGCACATGGGGTTCACCGACAACGACTTCCGTGGCGGCGGCCAGTCTGTCGGCAAAGCATTTGAGATGTATCCGTTAGCGGTACTTACTCACTTGGCCGATATGAAGGCTACTTATTTATTGGAGGGATGATATGGCAGAACAAAACATGAACATCTACCAAAAACTTGCAAAAGTTCGTAAGCAGGTCGAGGTAATCCAGCGCAATAAGTCCGGTTACGGCTATAAGTACGTCAGCGAGGACGAGATTTTGGCCAAGGTTTCCGGGCTTATGGACAAGTACAACTTGTCTCTTATCCCGAGCGTCGTACATACTAATACGGTCGTTGCGCCGTACAACACGAAGAAGACCAAGGTTCTCAACAACAAGGCAACCGGAGAGACCTCGACTTATGAGGAGAACGTCAATGAGATTTTGGTAAGTGCCGATATGGTTTTTACCTGGGTCAATAATGACAATCCGGCGGAGTACATCGAGGTGCCCTGGATTTTGGTTGGGCATCAGACGGACGGCTCTCAGAGTTTCGGTTCTGGCCTCAGCTATGCCATGCGGTATTTCCTGCTGAAGTTCTTCAACGTCGCAACGCCAGATGACGACCCGGATAAGTGGCGCAGCAAGCAAAAGGCCGCCAGCGCCGCAGAGGACAAGATGATTGCGGATGAAATCATTGGTGTAATCGATTCTACGGTAAAGGACTATCTTGCGGCCCACGCGGACAAGGCTGATGAGGTCAAGAAGTTTGTGGGTAAGTATGTGAAGGGCGGCAATTACTTCGCCATTGCAGAGCCCACGCTTGCATCCAAGCTGTTGAACGATTTCAAAGAAGCGTTCGCAATCTGATTTTGAAAGGAGTGATGGTTTATGGGCTTCCGTACAGGAGCATACGCCAAGGTTTGGGAGGTTGCTCCCATGAGTGACACCAGCACGAAGATTCGTATATCGGTCAGCCGCATGAATAAGAAGACAGATGAATGGGAACAAGATTTCTCTGGTTTTGTGCTCTGCATCGGCACCGCTGCCGCCCGTAACGCAGCAAAGCTGAACGCAGGCGCACGCATCAAGATTGGAGACTGTGATGTCACGACCAAGTATGACGCACAGAAGAAGATTACATACACGAACTTCAAGATGTTCTCTTTTGAGGACGCAGACGGGAACAATAATTCCGAGCCTGACAAGACCGACCCTCAACCGCCGGTTGACGAGGGCGAAGTTGACGAAAACCGCCTCCCGTTTTAAGGGTGGCGGCTCATGGGAGAAGTCAACTACAGGCCAATCATCCAGGACATGACCTGGAGCTACTCCCGAATTAAATCCTTTAACGACTGCCCATATCGCTGGTTTTTGAAGTACATTCAACCCGTTCTGCTTATCCGCAGTGTTTTCGGCGGTGAACGTCCGTCAAAGGCCGACATTGATGCAGCTTATGTCAGAAGCGAAATTGAAAAAGCCGATGTTGGTTTGCTGTACGCCTATCTTGGTATCAAGCGCAAGGAGATGTTCTTCGCAAACTACGGCACGTTCATGCACAAGCTGATTGAGCTGTACTACCTGGGAGAGAAAACCCCACATCAGCTATGTGATATGTACTTGCAGGAGTTCAAGGGACAGGTTCGTGGGAGAGCGCCAAACAGAACGGTGTTTGCAAACTACTTCAAGAGCGGCATCAACTATCTGCGGGGGTTCCAACCATTCCCCTATGATACGATTGCAGTTGAGAAGCGAGTTGATTTCAGCCTAAACGGTATCCCATTCGTGGGCTATATCGACTACCTTGGCCAAAAAAATGACAACATCGCTGTCATTGACAATAAGTCGAGGGTCTTGAAGACACGCAGCAAACGAGCAAAACCGACTAAGACAGATGTAGAACTGGACTCATACCTTACCCAGCTCTATCTGTACTCAGTAGCGGTTGAACAGGAGTTTGGCAGACTGCCGACAGACCTGTGCTTCAACTGTTTCCGCACTCCAATCCTAATCACAGAGCCATTCAAGGAGGAAGCGTATACGGCATCCAAGCTCTGGCTCTCCGATAAGGTGTCGGAAATCATGGGAGAGACCGAGTTTAGACCTAACATAGAGTTCTTCAAGTGCAAGCACCTCTGTGAGATGCAGGATTTTTGTGAGTATTGTGAACTCGCAGGAAAGGGGTGATTTGTATAAGAGCAGAAGACATCACCAGAATTGAAAGTGAAGCAGGGGTTTTAGCTTCGCTGGTTTATCATCCAGAGTTTTCTTTCTATTCAGAGAACCTGCTACCGAATCATTTCTTCAACAAGGAGAATCGTTACATCTATACCGCCATTTGCTGTCTGGCACTTCGAGGCGTGAACCACATCGATTCGTACAGCATTTTGGAAGCCCTCAAATCAAACGAGAATACAGCGCAGTTTGCGGATGAACTCCCCATTGATGTTCTGAATGACTTTATTGACAATAGCGAGAATCTTGCCCGCCACACACTGGAGGGGTATAAGCTGTGCGTTGATAACGTTATGAACGCAGCGTTTCGCAGAGACACATTGCAAAGCCTGAAACGGTGTGAGGCCATGTGCTTCAATGAGAGTATTCAGAATGTTGAGCAGGAAATCTATAAGGCTCTGGACGATGTGATGATGGAGTTCTCTGCTACAACCGAGGTTCCATCTTATAGCGAAGTCATTGACGACTGCTGGGAGGAAATCAAGGGTAGACAGGACAGCGGAGCCGCTGGAATCCCATTCAAGTTTTCTGCCTTGAATGATTATGCCACGATTGAACGCAGTGAGCTGTTTATCTTTGGAGCAGAGCAGAAACAGGGTAAAAGCATGATGCTCCTGAACTGTGCGGTTGACCTGCTCAAGCAAGATTATGCAGTTCTCTATCTGGACAGTGAACTGAACACCAGGCTTTTCACCGCCAGAATCCTTGCTCACCTATCTGGTGTGGAGTACCGGCGTTTGACGACCGGTGCATATAGCAAGGAGGAAGAGGAACGTATCATCAAGGCGAAAGATTGGATGAAGACACGGAAGTTTACCCACATCTATATTCCAACCTTCGACCAGCAGAGCATCTACACCGCAGTCAAGAAGGTTTACCACACTCAAGGTCTCGATGTTTTGATTGTGGATTACTTTAAGGGCAAGGGCGAGGGTGATGCGTTCGACAGCTACCAAGAACTTGGTAGGTTTGTTGATATGGTGAAGAACCAAATCTGTGGCGGCATGAATATCGCAGGCATTGGGGCCGCACAGGCAACATCAACGGGCAAGTTGGCCGACAGCGCAAAGATTGCCCGGAACGCCTCGACCATTGCTATGATAACAGAGAAAACACCGGAGGAAATCGAGGCTGATGGGGTTGAGTGCGGCAACAAAAAGCTCAGGGTCACCTACAACCGTAACGGAATGCAGATGGCACAAGGCGAATACATAGACCTGCTTTTTGATGGCAACCACATTCTGTATGAGCAGGCCAAGCAGCACATCCCAGAGACACCGTTTTGACCTGTCAACATAATTAAATAATCTACGGAAGGAGGAGACGGTGTGGAACTGTCTGAGTTGATTGAGTCGGTTGATATCCTTGAGTACATCTCTCAATACACAGAGTTTACTGAAAAAAACGGGGAATATTGGGCGCTCTCACCACTAAAAGACGAGAACACACCGTCCTTCTCCGTCCGAAAAGAGGAGAACAGTTTCTACGACTTCTCATCCGGCATCGGCGGCAACGTTTTGACCTTTATTCGGTACTACAACAGATGTGGCTACCAAAAGGCAATCGAAATCCTGAAAGCATATGCCGGATGCAACGGCACAATAAGACCACATAAGAAATTATCTGCCACAGAAGTTGCAAAACGGTTCTCAAAGCCGAAAAAGACACCCAAGACGAGCAAGGGTGTGGTTTTACAAGACGATTACATGGCCAGATATGAAAAAAGAGATGACAAGCTGGCCGTTTGGGAGCAAGAGGGTATATCCAGAGCATCTCTGGACAAGTTCCAGGTGTTCTACGACAGTTTTTCAGACCGACTTGTCTATCCAATCCGCAATATGGACGGAAAAATCGTGAATATTGGTGGTCGAACGCTGGATGATGACTGGAAAGCCAAGGGATTAAGGAAATACACATACTTTAAGCCCTGGGGTGAGCTTAACACCATCTATGGACTACCAGAGAACATGGATTTTATCCGTGAAAAGCGAGAAATCATACTCTTTGAGGGCTGTAAGTCGGTTTTGCTGGCCGACACATGGGGAATCCATAATGCCGGAGCGATTTTGACCTCGCACCTCAACCCAAATCAGATGAAAATCCTGGCTCGGCTTGGTTGCAGAGTGGTTTTTGCTCTCGACAAAGAGGTTTGCGTGCGCGAAGACCACAACATCAAGCGTCTCAAGCAATTTGTAAAGGTCGAGTACATTTGGGACAAAGATAACTTGCTTGATGAAAAGGATGCCCCGGTCGATAAAGGCCACCAAACATGGGAAAAACTCTACGAAGGGAGGTTGTCATGGCGATAGAAGGTCAATACACCGTATATCATCTGCACAGTGACCTGAGCAATGGTGTTACAAACATCGATTCGGTCACCAAGTACAACGAATACATAGCCAGGGCACAGGAGCTTGGCATGAAAGCAATGGCTTTCTCGGAACATGGCTCGGTTTTTGAGTGGTGGCACAAGAAAAGCGCCATTGAAGAAGCTGAGATGAAGTACATTCACGCTGTCGAAGCATATCTCACGGCCACTCTTGACGAGAAGGTCAGAGACAACTATCACTGTGTACTTTTGGCTAAGAACTATGAAGGTTTTTTAGAGCTAAATGGGCTCGTTTCCAACAGTTTCAACCGTAAGGACAACCACTTCTATTATGCGCCTCGCATTACGTTTGATGAGTTGTTCTCAACATCCGACAATATCCTGGTTACTACCGCCTGTGTTGGCGGGGTTTTTGGCAAGGGGGATGAAGCCGTACAGCGGGCTTTTCTTGATTTCATGGTCAGGAATAAGCACAGATGTTTCTTCGAGATTGGGCACCACATCGACCCCAAGCAGGTCGCCTACAATCAGAAGATGTTTGAGCTTAGCCAGCAGACTGGTATCCCGCTGATAGCAGGCACAGACACTCACGTTCTGAACGAGGAGCATGAGAAAGGCCGCAGTATCTTACAGATGTCCAAGAACATCCAGTTTGATGGCGAAGAGCGGTGGGATTTGAAGTTCAAGTCCTATGAGGAGTTGGTCAACGCCTACCGCAAGCAAGGGTCTCTTCCAGAGGCTGTATATATGCAAGCCATCGAGAACACCAACGTAATGGCGGATATGGTCGAGGAGTTTGAGCTTGACCGTGGTACAAAGTATCCCCACATTTATGAGAACCCGGACGAAACCTTCCGAGCGAAGGTGGACGCCGCTGTCCACACACATCCGTATGCGCTCCAGTATCACGGCGAAGGCGAGTTGAAGCAGGTCGTTGACGAGGAGTTCAAGGTTTATCAGGCCACACAGTCCATCGACTTCATGCTTTTGCAAACTTATCTCAGAGAGTGGGAGAAGGAGAATGGCATCCAGTGTGGGTATGGCCGTGGCTCTGTTTCAGGCAGTATGATAGCCTATCTCCTTGGCATCACCCAGATGGACAGTATGCGGTTTGGCCTAAACTTCTTCCGGTTTATGAATCCATCTCGTGTGACTAACGCCGATATTGATACCGACTACTCCGGTAAGGATAGAGACACTATCAAACAGTTCCTGTTGCGGGATAAGATGAACCTGCCAAGCATTCGCTCTGCCGAAATCATCACATTCAACACGATTGCGATGAAGGGCGCTATCCGAGATGTTTGCCGAGCTTTGTATAAGGATAGTAAAGAGGTGAACTATCTCCAGGTTGCCAATGAAATCTGCAAGGAAGTGGAGCTCCGTGAAGACGCAATCCGTCGGAAGTACCCAGAGGTTTTCAAGTACGTTGATATTGTCAACGGAACGATAGTCTCCATTGGTACTCACCCCAGCGGCGTTCTCATCAGCGACCTCCCAATCGAGCAGACGGTCGGCCTGTGCAGTATCGCAACGTCGGACTACCCTGTATCCATGATAAACATGAAGGAATTGGACGACTTGATGTATGTCAAGTTGGACATCCTCGGCCTGGACAACATCGGCGTTATCAACGAGACCTGTAAGATGCTGGGCATCGAACGTCTGACCCCGGATAACACGGATATGGATGACATGAACGTCTGGAAGAGTATCCGGGACAACACAACGCTGATATTCCAATGGGAAAGTAACAGCGCCCAGCAGTACCTCAAGAAGTTTATGTCGGATGATACGTTGGAAAAGGCGAGGTCACGGATACCGAACTTCTCCATGCTGAAGTGGATGTCATTCGGTAACGGCTTGCTTCGTCCGGCCTGTGCCAGTTTCCGGGATAGTGTGGCGGATGGCGAGTTCTACGACAATGGGTTTGACGCACTCAATGAGTTCCTCTCCCCGGAGGCTGGTAGAATCGCCATGCAGGAGACCATCATGCAGTTTCTGGTCAAGTTCTGCGGCTATTCCGATGCGGAGTCAGATAACGTGCGTCGGGCCATTGCTAAGAAGAAGGGCACAGAGAAGCTCTTGCCGGAGATTGAGGAGCGGTTCATCGCTTTCTGCCCAGAGCATTACAACATCACCAAAGAGCGATGCGAGGAAGTCATTAAGCCGTTCCTGCAAATCATCCTGGATGCCTCAGCTTATGGGTTTTCTTGGAACCACTCGGACGCCTACTCGTCCATTGGATACATCTGTGGGTATCTGCGCTACTACCACCCGCTTGAGTTTTTGACTGCGGCCCTCAACATCTTTGGCGACAACATGGACAAGACTGCTGACATCACCAGCTATGCAACAAGAGTCGGCATCAAGGTCACGCTCCCAAAGTGGGGGTTGTCCAGAGGAGAATACTTCTTCGACCGGGATAAGCGTATCATCGCAAAGGGCCTTACCTCCATCAAGTACATGAGCGCAGGTCTTGCCGACGAGCTCTACAATCTGGCCAAGAAAAAGAACTACACCAGTTTTATGGAGTTGCTGGCCGACCTTGACAAAGAAACAAGCATCAACTCTCGGCAACTTGATATCCTGGTAAAGTTGGATTTCTTCTCAGACTTTGGCAATCAACGGGAACTTCTCCGCATGGTAGACTTGTTCTCCACCACCTTCAAAAAGGGCGAGGCCAAGCAGGTAAAGAAGTCAGAGATTGACGGAACGCCGTTGGAGGAAATCGTAAAAAAGTACGCCATCGGTGTTACCAAGTCCGGCGGTTCTGCGAAATCCTACACTCTTCTGGATGTGGGTTCAATTCTCAGGGAGGCCGAAAGTGTTATCAAGTCATTTGGTTTGGAAGACCTCAGCGATATTCTGAAGGTTCGTAACTTCTATGATGTCATGGGCTACATTGGCTATGTATCCGGCAAAGATGAAGACCGCCGCAAGCTGTATGTAACCGAGGTCAAACCATTACATAGGAAAAAGGACGGTAAGCTGTTTGGATATAGTGTGTTTACAAAGTCCATCGGCAGTGGGAAGGAAAGCCGCTTCACTGTGTTTTGCAGAGTTTTCGATAAAGACCCCATCAAGGAGGGCGACATCATCTACTGCACTGGTTTCGAGCGTGACGGCCAATACTTCCAGCTAACATCCTTTCGCAAGATTTATTGATTGGAGGTGTTCTGATGGAAGTGCTGACCGGCACCACTCTGAGCGAGGCGCTGAAAACCTGCGATACGCATGACGGTGCAAGGATTGGTATCGTCTGCGCAAGCAGCGATACCGCAAAGACAATGGTAGATTCCTTCTGGCTCGAAATCTCGGGCGGAAGAATGCCAGGATGGGAAATTGGGCGTGAGGTGGGAGGCTACCGTGCTCAACTTAGAAAGAAGGGCAAAGAGGATTACAGCACGATTGAAATTTTCTCCGCTATTTCTGAGAATGAGATTCGTGGCAGGTCATACCATCAGGTTTTATATGAGCGCTATCTTGATGCACCACTGATAAACGCTCTCCAGTGGTGCGAACGTCTTTCCTTTGATGATATCGAGGAAGATGGGAGAGAAAAGCTCGATAAGTTTTTGAATAGCTTCAAAATTGTGTAGAGGAGGTGTACTCATGAAGTGTATCGTTTGTGACCGCTGTAAGCAAATCATTGAGAATCCCCGGAATTGCCGGGTGATTACCTGTGCTAAGCCGCTGAAACCGCCCATTGTTCCTGCGGAACATTGTAAGACACAGTATCGCGGCAACGACCGCCAGCAGAACGACATTCTTTGGGAGAAGGAGGTCTGCTTGGACTGCCTGGATGCCCTGGAGGAGTTCTTCGAGGCTGGAGCTGGGACGGTTACCCCGCCTGAGCCTGAGCAGCCTGATACTCCGGGCGACGGTGATGAACGGCCTGAGCAGCCCACTGACCCGGATGAGGGTGGCGATGGCGGCGAGACCGGCGGTGAAACTGGCGGCGATGGCGAGAGCACACAGTGGCTGTAACCCTTGCGCCACAATACCATAATTGGGTATAAAACACGAATTTGGTAACCACATAGGAGGTGTGTAAGGCTTGCCAGAACAGAAAGTATGCAGTCGTTGCGGGCGTGAGCTCGATTTCTTCGACCTGCAACAGGATTTCTCCATACATAAAAAAATCGGATATGGGAGCATCTATGACGGTTGTACCGTGAACTACCAGCTCTGCTGTGAGTGCTTCGATAAAGCGGCGGAGGAGTGTGCTGTGTTCCCTATCTCGGAGGAGGAGCATGAGTGAACGCCAGTGATATGGTTCGGCTCTTAACATGGCATGATACTGGGGCCAATCGAAACGGCAGAATGTTTTTGCCAAGCGAGGCAGAGCAGTTCCTTCCATACCATCGCTATGAAACGGAGCGGTTCACGAGGTATGACCGCTACAAAGAGCGTGAGGTAACTCGTCCAACATTTATGGAGGCACATTATAACGAGCTGATGAGGTTTGCCAGAATTGCCTCATGGTCTGGTGAGGCTCGCCAAGTTGTGAGTACCCCTCCTGTGGAGGATACCGAATTGACAGCAGAGGACACAAAGGAGCTCGACGAGTTCCTCAGCAGTTTCTCAAGAACGTAAGAATCAACCAACATACCACGGGGAAAGAGCCTTGGAGCATAAGTTCCGGGCTCTTTTCTCATGGACAGTAGAGAGGTAGAACAATGCAAAAAGTTTTCACTATCTTCTTGCTGGCAGCTATGATGTGCGTTTCGGTCTGCGGGTGCAGTAACGCACCTGCCACACAAGACCCTGAGCCCGCTGTCATCGAGAGAGCAGATGAAGATGCGGGCGCCGTTGCGACTGCATTAGTGTACGACGGCGATACGGATGCGTTGGAGACCGCTATTCCAACAGAAGATACCAAAGAGTGGGACACGGACTATCTGACCATCATGCGAGAGTGTTGTCTGAGCGGCGACGTGGCCGCAGGACGTGATGCCGAGTCCAACAGAAATGCAAAAATTGCCGCACTCAACTTAGATGTACCGGAAATCAGCTTCGATGAACTGTTCGAGCTGTCCAAGACCATCACCAATGAGGCCGGTTCAAGTTGGATTCCAATGGACTGGAAGATGATGGTCGGTGAAGTCGTTCTTAACCGTGTAGCATCCGTAGAGTTTCCCAATACGGTTATTGAGGTCATTCACCAGAAGGGTCAATACTCCGGCGCAAACTCCAGTCATTTTGACAGCATGGTTCCGTTTGAGGACTGTGTAGATGCGGCAATCAGGTTGCTCAGTGGTGAGCGGCTTATCAATGATGTCTCTGTTGTGTTCCAGTCTGAGCACCGCCAAGGTAGCGGTACATATCTCGAACTGTATGACAGTTACTACGGATATACATACCTATGTTACAGCAACCACCCGGAGCTGTACGAATGAAAGGACATCTATGGGAAAGGTAATCATTCAAAGCGAATACACCACGAGAAACCCCATTACAATGATTGGCACAGAGGCCGGTATCTGCTGGGGCGCAGACACATCTGATACCCAGAAGAACTACAAGCGCGGACTTGACTGCCTGGAGAGCGAGCATGGCCGAACGTTTGAGTTCCCAGACATCTATATGATTCTGGACGGCTATTCGGCCAGGGTTATTCGGGAGTGGTACACCCACATTGGCGGCGCTCCCACAAGGCTTCAGGCCAGCACCCGATATATCGACTACGAGCATGGGTTTTCCTATGTGACACCGAATACTCCTGCGTTTAGCGGTAGAGCACTTGCCGTCTACGACAGGGTTATGCACAGTATTATGGAGGGCCTGCGTGAGCTTGACGAGCTCGGCGTACCAAGAGAGGACTCTGCCCTCTGTCTGCCGCTCGGTATGACCACAAAGATTGTGGACAAGCGTAATCTCCGTAACCTGATGGATATGTCTCATCAGCGGATGTGTACCCGTGCCTATCACGAGTATCGGCAACTGTTCGCCGATATCAGGGCAGCACTCAATGGGTATTCCCCTGAGTGGAATTATATAGTTGACCACTACCTCATGCCAAAGTGCCAGTACATGGGCTTTTGTAAAGAGCGGCACACCTGTGGCATGATGCCCAGAAAGCAGGTGGTCACAGGTGGATAACTTCTGGCCGCTCGTTCCCATTGCTTTGGTAATTATTATGCTCATACTTGGTGGCGGCGGCGGCCCGAAGCCTCAGCCCGAGTATGTTTATGCGTAGGCAGTAAGCGTATGGAGAGCAAAATTAAGAATCCTGCCAGAATGAAGCAGCTCATTGACTTCAAGGGTCTTGGTCTTGACGGCGGGATATACCCCACAGATATCGATGGCCTGATTGAGTACCACGATAAGGAATACATACTGATTGAGGTCAAGCATGGCAACGCAAAACTTCCGGTTGGACAGCGTGTCGCCATGCAGAGGATGGTGGAGGACTTCACAAAAGTCGGTAAGCGAGCGGTTGCAATCGTCTGTGAACATCACATTGATGATGTGGACAAGCCTGTAGTTGCCGCTTACTGCCGTGTGAGGGAGTTCTACTACGGCGGTGAGCACAAGTGGCGCCCGCCTGACAAGCGTATGACCGTCCAAGAAATGGTCAACAGCTTCGTAAGATATTCAAAGTCAAAGGAGGCCAAGAATGCAGGTAATCGCAATCTCAGGAAAAGCACAGCACGGTAAGGACACAACGGCGGCGATTCTCAAAGACCAGCTCGAATCTGATGGCTACAAAGTTCTGGTCACTCACTATGCAGACCTTCTCAAGTATATGTGTCGCACCTATTTTGGGTGGAATGGTGAGAAGGACGATGCTGGGCGGCACATCTTGCAGTATGTCGGCACAGACATCATCAGGCAGAAGCGCCCAGACTTCTGGGTAGGCTTTGTTACCGATGTGCTCGGCCTGTTCCCTGATGAGTGGGACTTCGTTCTGATTCCAGACTGCCGTTTCCCCAATGAAATCGACTGTCTGAAAAAGGCGGGGCTCGCTATGATTCATATGCGGGTCATCAGGGAGAACTTTGAAAGCCCGCTCACGCCGGAGCAGCAGGCGCATCCATCTGAAACGGCATTGGATGGCTGTACCCCGGACTACTACATAACCAACAACGGAACCATCGAAGACCTGTCTAAAGCCATCTCAAACTGGCTGACAGAGTTCAACGGACACCATCAGATGACCTTTGACGAATACTGCGGGTCGAACCTGGTTCTGGATAAAAAGGAGTAAGCAATGAAACGTCTGACGGTGTTAGTTGATATGGACGACACAATCGAAGATTTGTTGGGCGCATGGGTAGATACGCTGAACGAGCAGTATCACACCGCCGTTGACCCGAACGATGTCAGCGATTGGGATGTCGCAAAATTCTTCCCAACCCTGACCAAACCGCAGGTCTTTGCCCCAATCTACAATGATGATTTCTGGAGAACTGTCAAGCCTATCGATGGCGCCGCAGACGCTCTTCAGCAGTTGATTGCAGATGGGCATCGTATCTATATCGTGACAAGTTCCTTCTATGAAACCCTTGCGGTCAAGATGACCGATGTGTTATTTCGATATTTCCCCTTTCTCAAGTGGGAAGATGTCATCATCACCAGCCACAAGCAGTTGATTCACGGAGACGTGCTGGTAGATGATGGCGTACATAACCTTGAGGGCGGAGATTACTTAAAAATTCTGATGGATGCACCCCATAACCGTGGCTACGATGCTGAACGGGGTGGTATGCACAGGGTAACAAGCTGGGACGATGCGTATGACATCATCACGCAGTACGCTTTCCAGTCTGAACACGATGGAGAGGAGGTAGAACATGACCGTATGACTGTAATCCTATACTCAACGGGCTGTCCAAGGTGCAAGGTTCTCAGGCAGAAGCTGGATAACAGTGGTGTCCAGTACACAGTGAACGATTCTGTGGATGATATGCTTGCTCTTGGCATTGCACAGGTGCCCGTCCTCTCGATTGATGGGGAATTACTCCCCTTTGCCAAGGCAATCGAGTGGGTCAACCAAATCCATTGAAGGAGGCATGAGAATTGAACATTCCAATCAAAATGAACAAGGACTTTGAGAAGGCAATGGCCGCTCTGAGTGAGCGGTATGGCGAAGATTTTGAGTTTTTGAACGGGTTTCACGAGTCGCAGCTCAATTTTTCCGACTTTATCGATGGGTTCATCGATAGAAACGTCTCTGACGTGACTATCGATGCGAACGCAAATGCCTCCAACAAGGACATTCGCAGCCTTTTGAACGAAAAGGGCAAGTCGCACGACAAACTCTTTGCGTTCAACAAGATTTTCTACGAAATCAAAAAGCGGTACAACCTCAAAACGGCACGGGAGTGGCTGGAAACCGAGTACAACGGCGGTTTTTATCTCCATGATGCCCCAACATCGACCTACCTCCCCTACTGTTATGCCTACGACCTGACGAGGCTGGCGACAGAGGGGCTTTTCTTCCTGAAAAACTACAACAATCAGCCGCCGAAGCACCTGACAACGTTCATGGACGATGTTATTGAGTACATCAGTTACATGAGCAACCGCAGTTCTGGTGCTGTTGGCATCCCCAACGTGCTTATTTGGACGTACTACTTCTGGAAGAAGGACTGTGAGAGCGGGCACATCATCAAAGACCCCGACTACTACATCCGCCAGTGCTTCCAGAAGTTCATCTATCGGCTGAACCAGCCATTCATGCGCATCGACCAGACGGCTTTTGTCAATGTTTCCATCTTTGACCGCAACTATATCGAATCTCTGTTCGGCGGTGTCCAGTACCCGGATGGGTCATTCGTCATTGACAATGTGGAGGAGCTGATTGAGCATCAGAAAACCTTCATGGAGGTCGTGTCTCAGATTCGCAGCGAGAATATGTTTACATTCCCAGTCCTTACATACAGCTTGCTCAAACGCACTGCTATCACAACCGAGGAAGCGCTGGAGATGCTTCGCTCGAAGAACTACGATGTGTTCGTTGACAAGGAGTTTGCCCGTTGGTGCAGCGACCACAACTGCACCTGGAACGACAGCAACTTCTTTATGAGCGATGACGTGGGCACACTCAGCAACTGTTGTCGCCTGCTCTCAGACACGAAGAAGCTGAATGCTTTCATCAACTCCATTGGTGGTACGGCGCTGTCTATCGGCTCTGTCAAGGTCAACACCATCAACCTGATGCGGATTGCCCTTGAAACTGACTGCGATGAAAAGAAGTACCTGGCTCTGTTGAGAAAGCGTGCCCTGCTCTGCTGTAAGGCTCTGGACACGGTGCGCCACATTATCCAACGCAATGTAGAGAAGGGTTTGCTCCCCAACTACCAAGAGGGCGCAGTCGAGATGGACAAGCAGTATTGCACCATGGGCATCCTCGGCCTGTATGAGGTCATCGAAGCCTTTGGCTACACACAGACGGACGAGTTCGGTTACATCAGCTACACCGACGAGGGCGTCGAGTTTGCTTCCAAGATTTTTGAGGTGCTCAACTCAGTGAAGGACAACTTCACCAACGAGTATTCCTTCAACATTGAGAGCGTCCCCGCTGAGAGGGCGGCGGTCATCCTCTGTCAGAAGGACAATGTCCTGTATGATATGAGGGACAAGGAGCTGTACTCCAACCAGTGGATTCCTCTGTCTGCCAAATGCACCATTCAAGAGAAGCTCCGGCTTTGCTCTATTCTGGATGAGAAGTGCTCTGGCGGCAGTATTGCCCACATCAACCTGGAGTCGAACTTCCCCAACACAGATGCGGCATGGGATATGCTCAACAAGATTGCGCTATCCGGCGTTATCTACTTTGCGTTCAACACTCGCATCAACGAGTGTGAGAACCACCACGGCTTTGTCGGAACAGACCACTGCCCCATCTGTGGCAAGCCGGTGTATGACACCTATCAGCGCATCGTTGGGTATCTCGTTCCGTCCAGAGCGTATTCCAAGGAGCGGTTCCGGGAGTTCAACACCCGGCAATGGTACAGCTATGCGGAGGCTATGTCAGAATGAGAGTAAAAACCATTGTTGAGGAGGACTTCACCAACTACAAGGTTCCATCCATGTTCATCGGAACTATCTCATGTGGCGGGAAATGCTGCTCCGAAGCAGGCATCCCGCTTTCAGTTTGCCAAAATGATGGGTGGCGCTCATGCGCCCCCATCGAGGTAAACGACTTTGACTTGTGCAGACGTTACATCCACAACAGACTGACGGGGGCCATCGTCATTGGCGGTTTGGAACCGTTCGAGCAGTTTCAAGAGGTAGAGGAGTTCATTCATACTCTCCGTCTGGTATACGGCTGTCAGGATGATGTGGTCATCTACACAGGCTACTACCCGCAAGAGATTGGGCAACAGGTAAAGGCACTGGCCTCCTACAAGAACATCGTCATCAAGTTCGGGCGGTACATCCCCAATCGTAGGGCCATTTTCGATGATGTTCTTGGTGTAACACTTGCGTCCGACAATCAGTTTGCTGAAAGGATTAGCTGACCATGAAGATTGAACTGAACCCTGACAAAGAATATGTCAAGGAAATCAAAGACCAACTCAAGGCCAACTCTGGCTATTGCCCCTGCGTCCTCTACAAAAACGCTGATACCAAGTGTATGTGTAAGGAGTTCAGGGAGATGGACGAGGGTATGTGTCACTGTGGGCTTTACATCAAAACGAAGTGAGGGAAATAAATGCTCGTTGTAAATCTGTTCGGAGCCCCTGGTGCTGGTAAGTCAACCGGTGCCGCCTACATCTTCTCAAAGCTGAAGATGGCTGGTATCAACGCAGAACTCGTGACGGAGTTCGCCAAGGATAAGGTTTGGGAAGAGAGTAAGGCTGTCTTCCAGAATCAAGCATACATATTCGGCAAGCAGTATTTCCGCATCAGCCGAGTGCAGGGCAAAGTAGATGTGGTCATCACTGACTCACCAATCCTGCTGTCGAGCTTTTATGCAAACGATGATGTGCTGGGCAAGGAGTTTGACGCACTGATTATGAAGGTGTTCAACTCCTATGATTCCATGAACGTCTTCGTCAACCGGGTGAAACCATACAACCCCTCTGGTCGGTTCCAGACCGAGAGCGAGAGCGATGAGCTGGCCAATGTGATGCGCAAGTTCCTGGATGAGCATGGCGTTGTCTGTGAGCAGTACGACGGCTGTGTTGCCGGGTATGACGCTCTCGTAAACGCCATTCTGACAAGGGTAAAATGCCCCGGCAGAAGCTACGGGGCAGTGTAAAAGGAGGATATTATGGACAAGAAAACCAAGACCACAAAGGTTACATACCACTTTGACGATGTGACAGAGAAAATGATTGGCAAAACCATCGTTGAGACAGAAGACTTGGTTGAGCCTATTGCTGACGGCTATGATGTCGAGACTGGTGTTGAACTGGACGGCGTTATCGAACTGTCCCCTCTGGAAATCTTCCTGACAGCCGCCGCAGGCGCTCTGGTTGGCAACCTGCTTTACCGTGCAGCCCATAAGAATTGAGGTGTGCCATGGTTAAGAGAACTATCAAGGAAACCGTTCGTGAATATGACACAGATGGTCGCCTGTTGAAGGAGACAGTCACCGAAACCTCCGAAGACGATGACACTGTCTATTACCCGTCATATGCACCAAACATCATCCCCGCCGTTTGGGGAACGGAGGTAACTTGCGACACGCAGTACAAAGGAGGAACAGATGCAGAAGGTCGGTAACTTTGAAAAGGTGAGCTTTGAGCAGTTTACCACAGCTATGAAAGAGGAATTTGGTATCGGTGAAACCGAGGCCAGGATGATGTATGACCTGATTGACCTGCCTGTGCGGGCCACGACAGGAAGCGCCGGGTACGACTTCAAGTCACCAGTCAGTATCACTCTGGCACCTGGGGCATCTGCGAAGATTCCCACCGGTATCCGGGTAAAGATTGACGAGGGCTGGTGGCTGTGCTGTGCACCACGGAGTGGCCTGGGCTGTAAGTACCGTATGCAGTTGGACAACACCATCGGCGTGGTTGACAGCGACTACTACAACTCCGACAACGAGGGGCACATCTACGCCAAGATTACTAACGACAGCAGGGAGGGCAAAAACCTCGCTATTGGGGCCGGAGACCGCTTTATGCAGACCATCTTCATTCCCTACGGGATTACATACTCCGATGCTGCCGAGGGTGTCAGGAACGGCGGCTGGGGCTCCACAGGCTCTTGATGGAGGATACATACAATGAGTGATAACAAAAGATACGGGCTCGGCATCTGTGATGTGCTTGGAATTGTGTTCATCGTCTTGAAACTCCTGGGTGTCATCGACTGGAGCTGGTGGTGGGTGCTTGCACCTATCTGGATTCCTGTTGTTATTGTGTTGGTCTTGTATGGCGTCCTTGCCATCTGCAAATAGCTGACAGAAAGAAAAGGACGGGGCGAGTGTAAAAACTCGTCACCGTCCTATTTTTTTACCCTCAAATAAAGAAGGTGGTCATTATACAAAAATACGCCCAAGAAACTATAAACGCCGTCTATGGCGGCGATGTCTATACCATAATCAACCTAACCCCCATCATACATAAAGACGACAGAGAGGAGCGGAAAGCTCAGATAGAGAAAACCCTGTATGCCGTCTTTAGTAAATACTCACAAAAGCCAAAGAAAAGGTAGGTTGACATGGAAGATTTAATCTATGCACGACAGTCAGTAGACAAAGAGGATAGTATTTCTATCGAAAGCCAGATAGAACTGTGTCTACGAGAAGTGGGCAACCGCCCACACAGGGTATTTAGAGACAAGGGATACAGCGGCAAAAACACAGAACGCCCAGACTTCCAAGACATGATGGCGGAGGTTCGCAGAGGTGGTGTCAGCCGCATCATCGTGTACCGGCTCGACCGTATCAGCCGGTCTGTTCTCGACTTCGCCAACGTTATCAGTGAGCTCCAGAAGTATGGGGTGGAGTTCGTATCCATCACAGAACGGTTCGACACCTCGACCCCAATCGGCAAAGCCATGCTGATGATTGTCATGGTCTTCGCCCAGCTCGAACGTGAGACCATCCAGCAGCGTGTCATTGACGCATATCGCTCTCGCAGCAGGAAGGGATTCTACATGGGAGGTCGTGTTCCATACGGCTATGAGCTTGAGAACACGGTCATGGAAGGCATTAAGACCTGTATGTATAAGCCCATCCCGGAGCAAATTCAGGTCGTCCAGTTGATATTCTCGCTCTACTCCCGGCCACAGGTCTCCTTTTCCGATGTTATGAAGTACCTCAGCGAGAACGGCATCAAAAACCAAGCGGGCCAGAACTTCAGCAGGATGCGGATACGGGACATCATCATCAACCCAGCCTACGCCAAGGCAGACGCAGAACTGTATGAGTTCTTCCGCACTCAGGGGACAGAAATCATCAATGATATCTCACAGTTCATTGGGACAAACGGTGCTTATCTCTACACAGGAAGCAAAGCCACTAAGCGGAAGTCCATCTGCCTCGATGGTCAGGTGTTGGTACTCGCACCACATGAAGGCTGCATTGATTCAGACACATGGATTCGGTGCCGCCGAAAGTGCTTGAACGTGCGCCAGATTGCAAAGCCAGTGAAGGCCAGAAACACATGGTTGGCAGGGAAAATCAAGTGTATTGATTGCGGCCACGCTCTCTCGCTCAAATCTTACCCACGCAAGCGCACAGAGGATGCCAGATACTACATTTGCAATAGTAAGTATGTGTCAGCATCGTGCGACGGCGTTGGTGCGGTTCAGGCAGGCGATATTGAAGGCATTGTGTTCGATGAGATGTCCAGAAAGCTGAGGGAGTTCAGCGAGCTGTCCTACACAGAGAAGCAAGGGGATACCGCCGAGCTTACCAAGCTCAAGATTCGCTTGGATGAAATCGAAAAAGAAATCGCCACACTCATAGACAAAATCGTGTCTGCGAGCGAAGCGACGATGGAGTATATCAACAAGCGTGTGGATGCGCTTGACGAGGAGAAAAAGGAGCTCCGTGAAAAGGTATCACAGATGTCCGCTGAAATGTATGATAGGAAGAACATTGGAACAATCAATGGGTACATGAACAACTGGGAGAGCGTCAGTATTGACGATAAATTATCAGTGGTTGATGCGCTAATTGAAAGTGTTCATGTTGGTCACGGCAAGGTACAGATATCCTGGAAAATCTGACGTGGTAGTCTGATTGTTTTGGTTTAGCATGACAATCATCATACAACGTCTTTTCAGCCTTGGGAAACTGATACAACCCAAGGCCAATACATAACAATGTTCATTTACAAGAGCGCTGATATATGCTATAATTGCATCAACGATGTTGTAAGCGAACATTTGAGAAATAGGAGAAAGATATGAAGACAACGAACATCGACAAGGTTAGAGACCTCGCTATCACCTTTGCTTACCTTCCAATAGAGCCAAATGAAAAGATACCATTCATTGTATCTCATCCGTTCCTTGATACGTCTGTCACTGCTATACAGGGTGAGAGCGGTTTAGAAATGATAAATGTATTAGAGGGCGATGGTGAGGATAAGTTTCGGGCCTCCATTGTAGACCGCCTAAAGAAGATAGACACACTTACCGGCTTCCTTCTCCTGTTAAGCAAGTCCTACCGTTTCACATTCCTTGACCACATCAAGAGCTATCTAAGCGACGACGACCTTGGTGCGTGCCTGCGCTACATCTGGGAAAACAGCGAGTACACAAACAGCGGCTCCGTTTTCACGAAGAAACAGCTTCTCAGTTTGTTCAAGCGCAGCACAAAAGAGAAGCTAATGGACGAAGATGAACTTCCGGTCTTCAATGACCTTCCTGACCGCATCACAGTTTACCGTGGCACCACCTCTGTGAATAGCAAAGATATCAAGGTCTTCTCATGGACGTTATCCAAAAAGAGGGCAGAATGGTACTCTAAGCGATTTGATGACAGTGTTCAAAACGTGTTCCAGGCAGAGTTACCAAAGGACGGCGTCCTTGCCTACTTCTCCGCCGACGATGAGATTGTCGCAGACCCATTCAAGCTGGAAAACATCCAAAACATAAGTGCATAACGCAAAAAGAAGGAGAGCTACCTGCAATCGCAAGTAACTCTCCTATTTTTGTTTTACGCAAAATCGTGTTTCTCCATGCGCTCGTCATAAACCCGCTTGATGTTCATGATTGCGCGAACAGCCCGATTGTTTGGATACTCAGGGTGTTCCTCACAGTATCTCTCATAGCAGTCGATATTGTAGAGAACCTCGTTAAAGTGCTCCTCCGTGTGTTGACGGTTGGCAATCAACTCCTCATTAAACCGCAGGATGCTGGCTCGGTGCATATCGGCATTTCGCTCGTCATCGATACGGATATGGGTTCCAAGGCGCTCCTTTGTCTCGGTTTGTGCCTCCTCAATCTTATCAAGACGCTCCTTTGCTTCTGCTTGAGCGGACTCTATCTGGTCGAGCCTCTTCTGTGTTTCAATCTGGGTCGCTTCTATCCTGTCCAGCCGCTCAATCACATCGCCGTTAAACGCCTTGCCCACAGCCTTCCAAATGGCCTTAATTACTTTACCGATGGCAGACCACGGGTTTACCTTGATGGGTGCAATCTGCACCAGTGTCATCAGGATAACCAGCGCCCCGCCGCCATTTACAAGGATTTCCTGAACGCTCACAGTCACTCACCTGCCTTCTCCGTTTCAGTAGGTGCGTTGACCTTCTTGCTCATCTTGCACAGGTCATCGATGAGCTTACTGATTTCCTCCATGTTGATGTCGTAATCAACAGTGTCGGCAGAAGCCTTGACCATGGCGAGAACCCATTCCTTACGGTCGGCACCGTTGTCGAACTTTTCCTCGGCAGTAGCCATGTACTTCATAACCATGTCAAGAACCTTGCCCCAGTTCTTCTCCTTCACGGCCTTCTTGACATACTCCACCAGCTTAATTGCCAGAGGAATAGCGGTAATCAGACCGGCTACGATTGACGCAATCAGTTGCAGCCACTCCATATTTATACCTCCTCTCAGATTGCGGGGCTATCCTCTACCACCGCATCCGTTTGTGTAAATCCAGCCGCTTTTGCAGCAGCATACTTGATTCCCTCGCCGTCAGCGCCAGTATTTTCAGCTTCACTCTTGCGGACAATGCTGTTCAGCACGATGCCGATAGCTGTTCCGATTGGCGTGAACACCACAGTGAAGCAAGCGAGTGCGCCCATATACTGGTACTCAATGCTCCTCCATGCGAGGATGAATCCGCCCGCCAGACCCAGCAGCAGAAGCAATATGAGGAGCAGGGCAAAGAGGTTGGTAAACCCAATGCCCCGACGCTTCTTTGTACGCCGCCGGGTCTTCTTACGGCCACGCTCAATCTTGATGGTCATGGCTTAGACCATCCCCATCAGTTTTGCAAAGCGGTGCAGCACAGCGACAAACTGTTCACGGGTGAGAACATCTGCCCACATATAGTTGGGCTCGCCGTTGATTTCTGTGCCGTTACCAGCAATCAGGCCAGTAGCGGTCGCCCAGTTACGAGCCTCCTCGCTCCACTTGCTGCTGTCATTGTCTTGAAGCTCTTTGCGCATCTCATTGTAGAGCTGCTTAAAACGTACCACATCCATGTCGTCATCCTCCTCCTTATTGTTGTTTACCCCCGCAAGCAAAGCGGAGACATCATTACGAACTGTCTGCATACTCTTGCCATACTTCGGAAGCCAATGCAGCACATCGCCATGGTTGGAGCCAAGACCGAGCTGATAGCTATCCTGATGGCACAGGATAACAGGCACCTTCACGCCGTTATATGCAACCGTACCTTGCGGGTCGAGGTTGTAGAGCTTGCACAGATACGCAGTAAGTTCAACGGCCTCACGGTAGACCTTCTCGAAGTAAACTGGGTCGCCCAGATTGTCCTCACAGATTTCAAACTGAATCCACCCGTTGTTGCAGGAGCCCTTCTTGCCAGAGCCACAACCCCAAGCCTTTTTGTCCCAATCGCCAGCCTGCACAGTGGTTACTTCACCACTGGCGAGCTTACCGATAAAAGCATGGACACCGGCTTTGAGCGGAACCCACTGACCTTTGACCCATTGACCCTCACGGTTCCAGTCATTGCTGTTTTTGTTCACACCGAGCAGCTCCAACAACCTTGCCCTGTCCGCTGCGGTGTCATCAGGCTGGACATAGCGTTTCAGACTTGGGTTGTTAGCTCCGGTGGAGTGCCACAGCACACCACGCACAGGAACCTTACCAGTGCTCTTATACCAGGAACTCTGGCGCATAAAGCACTTCATGGGCGGGTTTGCAGAAGTATATTTCATCGAACCGCTCTCTCCTTTCTCCACCGCTGCTGCGGCGAATTTGTCGTAATATCCCTGGGCATACCCGGCACGCTTATCCTGTGTTGCCTTAGTATCCTTGCTGGCAGGCCGCTCGAATTGGAGCAGAACAATGTCGGACGCCTCACGCACAGACGTAGTGCTGAAAAGCACTCCCAGGACGCTCTTGAAGCTCTCTGAGAGCTCTTTCATCAGGAACTTGAGCTGGGTATCAAGGTCACCAATGGACGCTCCTACGGCCTTACAGAAGGCGTAGAGAGCCTGTTTTCTCGTCCAGTACGTCCACTGTGCCAAGCCATAGCCAGCAGAGTCCTTGACGAAGTTGGTATACTTGCCGCTATCTACAGCGGCGGTGTAAGTTTCGTCTGTGTAGCCAAGTTTCTTTTCATATGTGTTCTGGAGATTCTTCGGATTGAGCCCACTCTCGGCGAACAGGTTGCCCATCAGGCCAGCGGCACCAGCGTCAGTCATGCCCTGGGACTTCAAAAACCTCCAGATAGCAGCTTCATTCACGAAACCACCTCCTATAAAACATCAATTTCATAGCCGGATATACAGAATGGGAGCTCACCATGCGGTGGCTCCCATTTCTTTTATCCATATTCCGGCTCAATTTAGGAACGAGTTCTCCAGAGTGTGTAGTGCGGTCTTTCGCCGCCCTCTACTCCATACCGCATCCAGTCCAACATCACGATGCCGACTGCCGCCAGTACCATCCACATGATAAGGAACTGTGGACAAATCTGCCCCATGATGTTCCCAGCCATGCCAGAGTAGTCCCACACGCCCATGCCGAGCCATACATTTATGATAAGCCCAGCTACGAACTCAACTGCTGTGATAGCCACGCCGCAGATAGCAGACTGTGCCATCAGCGGCATATCCCATGGCAACTCAGCACCGAACCGTTCCAGCGGTACGGCCAGGATGATAGCCAGCAAAAGCATTGTCCAGCTAATCATCTCCTGCCTTCCGTGTGAAGTCTTCCATACGACCTCGATAAAGAAGTAGAGCGTACCAGTCCAAACCCACAGGAGGACGCTCAAGAGCCACTTGCTGATTCGTGTTCTGCCATACATGACCCGACACCTCTTTTCAATCTGTCACAATGCAATCGAAGAAACAGGCGCCCCAGTGGAAACGCCCGTCCTCTAAACAACAGCACACCCCTTCGTCTTCCTCAATGGTGGCCGATATAGTGCCTACCTCGTGAATTGTCACGACCTGCCCAAGATACTCGCACATATATCTGTTGTAGCCGAAACCTGGGTCAGTCGGCCATTGGTCAATGACCTTCACCTTCATCCCAGGGTGCAGCATCTTGATATCTACCATAGCTCCTTAACCGTTCAGACGGGCCACAATGGCCTCCATCTGTGCCTGGGCGACGGCCAGCTTCTCGTTCATCTCAGTGGTGAACTTCTTCGGCAGATTCATGCCGTAAGTCACGGCGGAAATCTTCTCCACATCAGTCAGGGACTGCACATACGCTTTCAGAGCGTTGTGGTAGGTCGTCTGTGATGTGATGGTGGTTTGAGCCGTGATGTAGATTTGGGCGATTTCCTGGGCGGTGTAGATGCGGCACTTGCCGCCGTCAGCCTGATAGGGAAACTCGGTGCCGCCCAGCTCCACCACACGGAACAGGTTAGCAATGTTGCTCTGGTCTTCGATGCTCAGATTGAAGTGTTCGGTTTCCTCGCCCAGCGTGATGTCAAACCCGGCCACGATGACAGCATTACAGGTGGCGGAGATTTCAGCGATTTTTGCGCCACGGATGACCTCAGTGGCGTTGTCCTCTCCGATGATACCGACCACATCCTCCACGGTCACCCAGCCCTTGGCAACTGCGGCCAGGAGCTTGGCGGGGGTGAGCTCGCCGCTCTCATACAGATTCTTCAGTCTTTCTTTCATTTTTTAGCCCTCCAATGCACTGATGAGCAGCCCATCAATAATGCGCTGTTGTTCGGCGACCAGCGCTCCACCGTCAAACTCGGAGACAACAACCGTGTCCGCACCTTCGATTTCCTCGTGACCGAGCAGGTTGTAGGCCACCCCGTTCAGAGCAACGCCAATGGCCTCATCCTCTGGTGCTGGGTGGAAATCACCGCTTGCACCAATGTTGATGTAGGTCACCTTGTCAACGGCACCCAGATTAGCACCGCTGTTGATATTGGTGATTCGATACATTACTTGACCTCCTTTGCGCCAACAAGTTCTGCGATGTGTTTCAGCACATCAATATCAGCATTAAAAAATGCTTGGTTCCAAAACCACCTGTCATCGTAGTCAGCACGCTTGTACGGCTGGCAGGCTGGGTCGTTCCACACCCTGTCCCAACGTTCCTGGTACTGCTCGTCATGGCGTTCAAGCGTTTTGGTGATGGCCTGTGTCAACTTGCCACGCTCCATACCATACCCATCGTCGTTCCGAGCAAAGAACTGGTTGGCTGTCTCACATTCCTCATAGCACACAATGCCGTTGTTGTAGATGATGATGCCGCCCTCGCACTCCACCTCGGTCATGGCCGGGATATTGACGGGGCCGCAGATGACGTTTTTCTTTAAGCGTCTATGCGCAATGTACTTCATTTTCTGTTCCTCTCATTCTAAAATTTTCAATCTTCTCAGGGGAAAACCCGAAGATTGCATAAAAAAGCCTGCGAAGACGCAGGACACGCTTGTGGTCGTTATAGCACCCGAAGTATGCGAGCATACCATTCACAGAAGTCCACAAATCTTCATATGACATTCCGCCTTCTGCAATCTTTTTGTGGAAGGCTTTTATTTTTCTCCGTGCCCGTTTCATTCCGTCACGGTTCCCGTTGACAACCACCTTTCCGGTTTCTGTCAGGGTATACTTAGCCTTACAGTAACGGAACGACTTGGTCAGCGGAACGATGCGGGATTTTGATTTACTGATAGTCAGCTTCAAACTCTCCGCCATTTCTACGATAAGGCGCATGACCTCTTTCGGGTCAACACCCGGCGGGACAATGATGTAGTAATCGTCCATGTAATGCCCGGCACACTTAATGCCAAGCTGACATTTGATAAAGTTGTCCAGAGCGGATGGAAATGCAATCATCTCTGCCTGGCTTGGTTCGACTCCAAGAGGTAGACCAACACCTCCTGGGACAGTGTTCACCACATCGTCCCCAACTTGGCGAATATCCCTGTTCAGAATAAGCGCTTGGTGGCGCTTAAAGATTTCTGCATGGGACACAGACGGAAAGAACTGCTTGAAGTCGATAAGAATGATGCTGCCTTCCCGTCCATAACGCCGGAAATGCCAGCGAAGGTCTTCTCTCAGCTCTCGCTTGGAAAACTCAAAGCCCTTTCCTGGCAAGCTGGCTCCGTTGTTGTAAATCATGCTTGGCAGATACAGCGGCAGTAAGACCTTTTGCGTATAGACCTTATGCACCTGTCTGTCCTGAATCCGTGGAGCATCGATTGGGCGTGTCTTGCCACGCTCAGAAATTGTGAAATGCACATATGTGGTCGGTTCCCACATCTTGTCCAGAAGAAGTTTTCGGCGGCGTGCCGTACCAGAGAACAGGTGCATCTCAAACCGTTGTGCGCTGTTCTTCCATCTGACGCCGTTGCAGCACTTCTTTCCGGCCTTATACAGGTCATGGTAGCCAAACACATCTTTCAGTCCACCGACTTCAATACATCGCTGTACCCTATTCGCTTCTCGTTTGGCTTTGCGTCGTTGATATCGTCCTTGTCTTCTACTCATAGGTTGTTATTCGCTCTTCGTACAGATGTCTTGTAGGGTGCCGTCTAATCTGCTTAGCTCTTACACATGAAACGGGGTAAGGCACGTCTCCCGCCATGCACGCTCGGTTACCCGGCGGCGTTCGTGCAAGAGCATCAAAGAGCAGTTTCGGATTTTCATCACGGGAAGTATTTCTCCTTTCGTAAAGGTCGTGTTTCACTCTTTTTTTGAGCTACTGTGGTTGACCCAAAACCATTTCTGGTTTACGAAATCCGGGGCGAGCCCATTGGAATTGTTGGCGTTGTTATTGTTCGCGTTGCCGTTGGTGTTGACATTGCAGAAATTGTTGTTGTTGTTGTAATTAGGAGAACGCTCCCACCAGTACGCAGTCGAACACACGGAGGAACAAAAACCCCCAACCGACAGGTTTTACAGAAATACACCCATAGAAATCAAAACTTACCTCCCTTTGTCACTTTTCAGAACATTGGTGAGCAGACCATTCTCGGCATCGATAAGTTCGCCAAGTTCCTGCGCCATACGCTCCAGTTTTTTCTTTGCGTCAGATGACGAAACCGCACTCCCATTCCCGCTTGTAAAGCATCCTGACGGGTTTGTCATCATCAGCTCGTAACAATGGGCGAGGTGCACATCGAGCGCCATAAGGGCGGCTCTGGATTTAAGTAAGTATTGCTTGCGAAGTTCCTTTCTGGTTTCATCCGAGGGAAAAATACTGTTCGCTTTTTCAGCGTTGTCTAAGACCTCTGCGGCGAGCCCTGACACAGAATCTGCGACAAGCCTGGAATATCTGGATGAAAGCCGAGACAGGAAGTTGATGGTCTGAACATAAATCTTGTTTGCCGTGTTGATGAACTCGGCTTTGCTTTCAGACCGGTGGGCCTTCAAAACTGACATGAACTCTCCTTTCGTTCTGTTTTGGATATTTGCCATGGCAACCCTAATCACAAAGGGGGGTCATGAATATAGCCTCGTCTGCAAGAAAGCGCAGCGAGGCTGATAAGCACACATGGGGAGGGGGATGGGGCCCACTCCGAATCGCAAAGGGGGGTCACCCATCCCCGTTGTTGATTGAACTCGCCCACTGTCGTGGGCTTGATGACTCCGATGCAGGATTAGACCATGAAAGCCGGGGCGAGCCCATAGGAATCGTGGGCGCCGTTAAGGCTCGCGCTGCCGCTGGTGTAGACAATGCAGAAATAGTAGCGGTTGCCGTAATTAGGAGAACGCTCCCACCAGTACGCAGTCGAACCCGTCGCACTGTGACGATACTTCACCTTGCTGTTGCTCGCCTTGTAGTAGTCGTACTGAACCTGGGAGTTCTGCTCATACTGGTTCGCATAGCTCCGACTTCCAAAAATCTCAAACTCGGCCAGAAGCGGGAGATAGTCAACCGAGGTCTTGACGTTCGCCGCCACATTGGAACTGTTACCAACCGCATCCGTGTACTTCGTGATGGGCTTCATCACCGCACGCAGGTCTGCGGGCAGAGCAGCCATCAGCGTATTCGCCACGGGACTGGTAGCCGTGTTGGTCGGCGCATCATATCCAGTGTCAGAGGTTGTCCTCGCCTTGCCGTAGTTGACAGGCGCCTTGTTCGTTGAACCAAGGATGTCGTATCGAGCATCGCAAGCCTTCCAACCGCCGTAGTTGTAGTTACCCCAGTGGTTCATGTTGAAGACCTTGCTGCCATCCGTCTTACCGCTATT